GTCAATGGATGTGGGATCTACTTGGCTCCTGCCACATCTTCGCCTCGACCTTCGCAGGCGACCCACTCCAATCCGCCTTCGCCGAGGGTCAGCGCAATGTTGGCCTCAGCCTCCTCGCCGACATTATGATCCACTGCCCCGACTACTACATTCAAGCCATGAGGGAATCCAATGAGCGACACATCAGTAACGACGCAAGCACCAACCGAAGGTCAGCCGATGAGGGACGCGACGGGGACCCTGACGGACGCGAGGGACGTAACACAGACGACAGCGACCCAGACTACAACCCCTACGACGGAACCAACGACGGCACCGGTCGATCCGGTTGGGACCACTGAAACCAAAGACGGCACCACAGTTCTCACCAAGCCCGAAGCAAAGACCGAGGAGACCAAGCCCGATGCCAAAGCTCCCGACGTTTACACCGCGTTCACCGCCCCCGACGGCTACACGATCGACCCAAAGACCATCGAGGCCGCCAGCCCCATCTTCAAAGAACTCGGCCTTACCCAAGACCAAGCCCAAAAGCTCGTCGACTTTCACACGGGGCAAATGATCGAGGCTGCAAAGGGCCCCCAAGCCACCTACGAAGCCTTGCGCACCGACTGGCGCAGCAAGGTCAGTGCTGATACCGAGATGCAATCATATTCTAAGGGTGGCAAGTCAGGCTTAGACGCGATTAAGATCGATATGGGTCGTGCCCTAGGCAGCCTAGGCGACGCCAAACTCGCCAATGAATTCAAAGACGTTATGGACCTCACTGGCGCAGGCGACAACCCCGCCTTCATCAAGGTCTTCTGGAAGCTCTCACAACTCATCGGCGAAGGCACCCACATTACCGGCAAGGGTCCCTCCGCACACGGCCAACAGGCCCCGAGCACCAAGCCGCCCTCGCCTGCACAGGCCCTCTACCCCAATCTATCGTAACCGGACCTCAGAGAGGTTGAACAGCAAAGCTCAGACTGGAAACGAATGATACGTCACCTTAAGCTTAACCTCTCTGGAGACAACCTCACATGGCCACCATTGGCTCACTGGCGCTAACCTACGCCGATTGGGCGAAGAGGATGGATGACGGTTATCGTGTAGCCTCAATCATCGAACTCCTCTCCCAAACCAACGAAATCCTTGATGACATCCTCGTCATGGAAGGCAACCTGCCCACTGGACACAAAACCACCGTCCGCACTGGGCTCCCGCAGGCCACTTGGCGCCTGCTCAACTTAGGCGTCCCAAACGCCAAGTCAACCACCGCACAAATCGTCGACACCGTTGGCAACCTCGAAACCTACGCCGTGATCGACAAAGACATCGCTGACCTCAACGGTAACACCGCTGAGTTCCGCCTCTCCGAAGTCCGTGCGTTCCTCGAAGGTATGTCGCAACAGGTCGCCGCAGCATTCATCTATGGCAACCAGCACATCAACCCCGAGCGCTTCACAGGCCTCGCCCCGCGTTACTCTACCATCAACGCCACAAATTCACAGACCGCAGCAAACGTCCTTGACGCGGGCGGCACTTCCAACACCAACACCTCCCTATGGATTGTCACGTGGGGTTCGGACACCATCCACGGTATCTTCCCGAAGGGCAAGATCACCGGCCTCCAGCATCGTGACATGGGTGAGTGGCCCGTGCAGGATGCCTCTGGCAACACCTTCCAAGCCTACCGTGACCACTTCAAGTGGGAAGTCGGCCTCACCCTTCGCGATTGGCGATACACCGCCCGCATCGCGAACATCGATGTGACTCAACTGACCGGCGTCAGCGCCGCGAACTTAATCAACTTGATCGTCCGCGGACTCTATCGCCTGCCCACTGCCCCTTCCCAAGCGACCGCGATCCAAACCTCAGACACCCCCGAGGTCCGCGCAAACATGGGCCGAGTGCACATCTACTGCAACCGCATTATCCGCACCTACCTTGACCTTCAAGCGATGAATAAGACCAACGTCTTGCTTCGCCTTGAAGAGTTCAACGGTAAAGTGGTCACCACCTTCCGTAGCATCCCGGTTCGTACCTGCGATGCTGTCCTCAACAACGAAGCCCAAGTAACTTGATCGGAGCCAGTCATGATTCTTGACAACCTACTCACCTTCTCAGGTGGCTTGGGCGGCGCAGCAGCCAACTTAGATAGCCCCACCACCGGCACTCAGGTCGCATCGAATATCATCGACCTTGGTGTGATTTCAGGCATTCCATCCTCCGCTCTCGGCGGTGGTGCCCGTGACATTGGCGTCGGTGACGACCCAACAATGAAGCTCTCGGCATTGGTCACCACGGCCTTTGCCTCGGGCACGTCACTTCAGTTGGAACTCTCCGGCGCCCCGGACAACGGCTCAGGCCTGCCTGGCTCCTACACCATCATGTGGCTCTCGGCCGCCGTAGTCGAAGCCACCTTGGTCGCCGGTATGCAACTTGCGAACATTGATGTCCCACGCCCCGCAGCAGGCCAAGTCGTTCCTCGCTTCTTGCGCCTGCGCTACATCACCGTCGGCACACACACCGCTGGTGCCCTCGAAGCCCAGATCGTGCTCGATCGTGATGATCAAATCGTTGGCCCAACCGGACTCTATTCTAACTACCCGGCTGGCATAACGGTTGCGAACTAGGGAGATCAGAAATGAACAAAAGGCTCTTATGGGCCGCATTGGCAGTGGGACTTATAATCCCACTCGCCGTGCTTGCTCAACCTGTTGTCCAGACCGGCATCTCCGGTAACGAAGTTTGGGTTGTCGGCCAAGGCCCCGGTGGACCCGGTTCGTACATCGGTATCAATACCGTCCGCGGCTCGGAGCCAATCTTCACTAAATCCGGCTCTGGCGCTGCAACCTCAACCGCGACTGCTGGTACCCTTTGTTGGGTCGGCACTGCCCCAACCACTTGGGCCGTCACACTCGTTGCTGCACCTGCTGATGGTGCCTTCATACGCCTATGCACTGACACCACTCTGACCACCTTGGTCACCGTAACCGCTGGCACCGGCGACACACTCACTACCACCTTCACTACTCAAACCCTCACTGCCAACGCCTCCTTCCCCACTTGGCAGTATAAAGCTTCCTCCAAAATCTGGTATAGGATCCAATGATGCGACGACATATCTTTCCAGCGTTACTGATCCTTGCCCTTGCTGGCGGGCTAGCCTTTGCTCAATCTATCACCAAAGCTATCCAACTCTCACAGGATGCCTCTGGTGCCTTCGGCGTTGACACTACCAACAACGTCTACTTCCCGGGGCATATTCTTAGCACCGGCGCCGCTGGACCTATCCCAGTACTCTCTGCTTGTATCACTGGCGGCTCACCTACCCTTGTCGGTACAGACTTCGCTGGCACCATCACCGCGGGCACCACCGCTTCTACCTCTTGCGTCGTGACCTTCGGCCGTGCATATGTGACCGCGCCTAACTGCATTGTCTCGTGGAAAACTGGTCCCTTGGCCGCGATGTCATGGGCCACCAGCACAACCGCACTGACTATCACCCAAACCTCCAACCCGAGTTCGCAGATTTCTTACATCTGCTCCTCGGTCTCATAAGGACATCGCCCATGCATAAGCTCAGCGCGGCGCTAATCCTTCTCTTGGCGCTAGCCAGCGCCGCGCTGGCTCAAGTCGTAACCACTGCCCCCTTCCCACAGGGTGGGCAGATCAACAACCTGACCAACTCCGCAACCTTCACCACCGGCACATCATCTGCAACCCTAACTGGCGTCGCTGGTAAACGAACTTACATCTGTGGATTCGTTGTCTCTTCCGCCGGAACCACCGCCGCAACCCTAGGTGCCATCACCGTCACCGGCACCGTTAGCGGCACCATGAACTTCGAATACGCCTTTGTCGCCACCGGTCAAGGCATCTTTGGCATCGCCTTCCCTGGATGCATCACATCATCCGCAGTCAACACCAGCATCGTTGTTAACACCCCCGCCGGTGGTGCTGGCACAGTGGGCGCAGTTACAGCGTGGGGGTATACGAATTGATCCGCTGCATCATTGCCCTCACAATCTTTGTCTTAGTTACTACCGCTGCCACAGCACAACTCCTTCATGGAGTCACGGATGGTCTATCCGGTTCCAGTGGTGCTGGCGGCGCTTGCTCCAATTCCCTCGACTTCTCACAGGCCTGTAACTCTCAATACCTCCTCTAAGGGGAATGCAGATGTTTAGGAAATTAATTCTGTCCGTTGCACTTTCCCTGTTCAGCGGGGGCGCATTTGCAGCGTGCACCAATCCACTCTCCATCAAAGATGGAACAGGCGCTACCATCTCGATGTCGATGTCGTCTGGTGGGGATGGCTTCTGTCAATATAACTTCAACCTGAACCAAGTCAACGCCACAGCGATCGCTACTGGCTCTGGCGTGATGACCGCGGGCACACAGCGAACTGCCCTTGCGACCGATAGCCCCGGTATCGTCACTCTCGGCCAGACCACTAAATCTGCTTCGGTGCCGATGACCATTGCTTCTGACCAGCTAGGCGCAGCAGCCGATACCGCTTCTCTACCAGTTGTCTTATCCCCTAGTGGAAACGCCACCGCTGGTGTCACACCAGTCGTAGGCGGTTCGGCGGTATCTAGTCTGGTATTGAAAGCTTCCGCGGGGAGTCTCTACGCCGTTTATGCCAACTGCACTTCTGCCTGTTGGTTAATGGTTTTCAATTCGACTACTGCTCCTAGCAATGGAGCCACTACCGCAGGAGTCGCTTCTGGCAATATGGTTGAGTGCATACCGATAGGCGCTGGTGCCATTGGCGGCGTCAACTACGCGCCGGGTCCGCCAGCCGTTTATTCCGTTGGAATGACAGCGGCTATTAGTTCAACAGCTTGTGCCACTCTCACTCTTAGCACTGTGGCGATGATCCACGGAATGATGAAGTAACATGAAAAAAACCTTAGCTCTACTTCTAGCGCTATGCCTATCCACCTCAGCTTCCGCTCAAAGTATCTACGGTGGTGCAACGACGCTCTTTGGCAGTGTCACTACTCAATACTTTGTCACCAGCGCGAACAGTACCTATACACCCAATGCCTATCTGCTGTACGCGGTAGCCGAGTGCATTGGTCAAGGTGGTGGTGGTGGTGGATCAACATCCAGCGCTACAGGCGTATCTTCCGGCGGGGGCGGAGGCGCAGGTAGCTATGTCCGCGTGCGCCTCACAGCTGCACAGATCGGCGCTTCACAAGCAACAACCAACACAGCAGCAGCAAATGCGGGAGCAACTGCTGGCGGTTCTGGCACTGCTGGTAACGATACCTCATTGGGGGCTTTATGCGTTAGTAAGGGCGGCTCTGGTGGAGGTGGCGCTGCTGTGAATGCCGACGGTGCTGGTGGTGGCGGTGGCTTGGCGTCGGGCGGTACTGGAGACTTCAAGGTCAATGGCAATGGTGGCTCTGGCGGCGAAGGCGCCTCAATTACAACCGCCCCAACAGCAGCCGGAAAGGGTGCCGAAGGACCATACGGTGGTGCTCCAATCGCAGTACAAGGCTCCACTTCAACGGTTACGGGTAATGCCGGTGGTATCTGTGGAGCCGGAGGTGGCGGTGCTTCAACAGTTGGCACTGCATCTGGCTCCGCAGGTGGTCAAGGTGGTAACGGCTGCATTATGATCACTGAGTACAATAGCAGGTAAAGCCCGTGTTTAATAAACTAATCCGCCTATTAATCTGCCTTGTTCTCGCAGCCACACCAACTTCGGCTGGTTGGTTTCCACTCGCCGACGCCTTCGCTGCGCCGATCAGCAACGCTTGTTCTACCACTTCTGGCACTGTCATAACCTTCACCGCACAAGGCACAGGCGGAACAAACGCAAATCGTATCTCTGTCGTATCGATCAATTGGGACGATAGCACTGCTGCTGGAACCGCCCAACTTACAGGGATGACAATCGGCGGTATTACAATGCTTCGTGCCGTCAGCAATACGGCAGGAGCCACGAACAGCAATTCTGAGATTTGGTATGTTGCCAATCCATCTGGAACCACTGCTAACATAGTCGCCACGTTCGCGACTGCGGTCGATGGCGTTACTATTGAGGTCTATAGCCTGATCGGCTATCAATCCGTCCTTGCCACAACTACCGGCACAACCAGCGTCAGTCAAGGCTACAACAACAAGCAGCTAGCCCTCGCCGCAGCAAGTCGAACCGTTAACGTCTCGACTTCGCTCTCCAACATGGCCAACGACTTCTCATCGGCCTGTGGTGCGAATCTTTGGGGCGTTCATGCCTCGCAGGCCCTTCATGGTAACGGCGGTACTCTTTCCAGCACCATCAGCCCAACCACTAGCAATCCTAAAATCGCTTTGGTTATTTGGACCACTGCCCCTGCCTTCGGCACATGTTCGCAAAGCCAAACATTCCTCCTGCGAACCTCAGGGCTAGATGCTACGCATCAAAATGCTTACGACGCATATATTTGTGGCTTAGTGACCGATAGCCTCTGGTCAAAGTTTGATGTTCTGTACATTCTTGCAACGCAGAACGCTACAACGGCGTTGCTGAATTTAGTATCCACTAGCTACAACGGCATCGCGAATGGTTCACCAGCCTTCACCGTTGATCGTGGCTACACAGGCGTAGATGGCAGTTCTACTGTTTACATCGACACAGGCTTCAATGCAGCTACTGCGCCTTCACCACAGTACACAACCAACTTGGCCCACGTTTCATTTTGGGCAGTTAACAATGCTTCCAGCGGCTTCCCAGCGATAGGTGTCTACAACGGCCTTGGGCAAGGTACGTTCGCCTCTCCGTTCCACAGCTCTAACGTTGCCTTCTTCCGTATTAATTCGCAAGCCGTAGGCGGTGTTGCATCTGCTAATTCCATTGGCCACTGGATTGCAAACCGCTCCGGGGCGAATTCTAGTGACGGTTACAAGAACGGTTCCAACGTCATCACTGATGGAACTGCATCTTTCACCATACAAAGCAACAACTATAGCGCCCTTGCTGGTAATAATGGGGGTACTATCGCAGGTGGTCCGTGGCAACAAGCGATGATAAGCATCGGTAGTTCGCTTAGTGCCACCGATGCTCTGAACTTCTATAATAGAACTCGGACGTTCATGACTGCCGTCGGAGTTCCATAATGCGTTGTATTCGTACTTTAGCCGCTGTTATATTCCTTACGCTGACGCAACAGGCCTCCGCACAATTCGGCGCGTGTCTCCCAGGCTTCTGTGTTTATCCACCACCAACATCCTCGCTTTGCAGCCAATTCACTATACCATCAACGACTAGCTTGGTTGCTTGGATTGACGCATGTATTGCTAGCTCATTCACTCTTTCATCCGGTGCTGTGCAAACAGCAATCGATCAAAGTTCGCATGCTTATTCTTTTGGCGCGGGGTCTATTGGGCCTCAGTACGTCGCGGCCGGGTTCAATGCACGGCCAACTTTAGCATTTAGTGGCTCAGCTACTTTAACATCACTCAACTATCCCACGGCCGCGTTTGGCACTGGAAACGAATTAACGTTCTTCTCTGTTGGAACATTGGATGCGGATAGCAACGGCTTCCACGCCAATGGTCCGTTGATCTCTTACACAGCATCAGGTGCGACCAGTGCTTTCAACAACGTTGGCTCCTTCGGTATAATCAACCTCGGTGCCGCTGCCAATATAACCTACGACCGTAATGCAGTAACACTCGGCACCTCTGTCACTTATGGTGCTCAAATTCGAGTGATCTTCACTCTGAAATCCGATGGCACTAGAACTCTTTACATCAATGGGTCTGTCGCAGCAACATCAGCAAGTATCGTCGCCAACTTCGTTTCCCCCGGCTATCTTTCGATGGGCGGTTCGCAGTTTGATACCAACTTCTTCAATGGCAATTATGCTGGGCTCATCAGCGAATGGGGACTCTACAACGTCTTCAAAGATGCAACCGCTGTTGCAGCACTCGACACCTATCTAAAGAACAAATGGGGAATGTAACTTACAACCAAAGGAGCCTACAATGACCGAAGCAGCCCGCTGGAGACTTACCAACCCACATTACATTAACGTCGAAACCCTACCTGACGGCACCGAAGTCGAGTGGGAGAGCAAAGAGACTAACCGTGACAGCGGCCGAACCATTCGAAAGACCTTTAAGGTTCCAATGTTGCTCAATCCCATTGAGTCGGGCGACTGCAACTACCCCGGTGAGATCATCGTCGCTAATGCTCACAGCACAGCGTATCCACAGGACTACATCTTCAACGGCGTGCCCACACCCGAGATGGAACCCCTCAACGATGCGGCTCAAGCCATCTCTGATGGGATGCGCAGCAAGTGGGACAACCCCATCGAATCTCTACCGGCCAACGGCGGAATGAACGTGCAGGAACAAGCGTTCTTCGCGTCCATGATGAAGGCATTCGAAACGCAAGCCAACATCCCCAACACCAGCGTGCCGAAGGAAGAATACGACGCGCTGAAAGAGCGCCTTGCAAAGCTCGAGGCGCTCATTGCAACGCAGCCCATTGGGCGTGGCGCTGAGCGGAGGGCATAATGGGACTTATCTCCACCGGACCGGGATCACCACTAGCCTTTTCCTCCGCGTCCGGTGGAAAAATCTATGGCTATAACAACGTGCGTGAGGACGCAGTGCTTGTCGTTGCGCAAGCCAACCCTAGTCGCCAATCAATCATCTTTCATAACCCCGGCCCTAACGACATCTTTGTCGGTCCCGCATTTGTTCAGAATGTTCTTGGCACCGCGCCAACTCAACCTTCGAACCATGCATTGACCCCTACCAACGCAGCGCTCGGTGGCACTTTTCGTGTCTATGGTAACGGTGGGGCATTGACCATCACTGGTGAATGCGCTGGTGCATGGCAGGCTCTCGCTGTTACTGGTGCTGGTATCACCAATCCGCTAACCGTGATGGAAAGCAATGTTTAAGAAACTCTTCCTTGCATTGTCGGTCACAGCGCTATTAGCATTTCCAGTGCTGTCTATAGTAGGTTTGTGGTCACTGGACGCTGAGGCGCAGAATACCACCTGCTCAGATCGCCCAGCGGGTGATATCTCCAATGCCTGTGCCAACACCCGCTTCGTGCATAACAATGGTGGGGGCGGCGGTACACCCGGTGGCACCAGTGGCCAAATTCAATACAACAACTCTGGGTCCTTTGGTGGCTTCACTATGTCTGGTGACTGCACCATCGTGGTGGCCACGGGCATCATTACCTGCTCCGCTGGCGGCGGCTCCGCTGTTGTCGGTACCATCCTTCCGTGGACTGGTGCGACGGTTCCAAACAACTACCTGCTTGCTTATGGCCAAGCAATCGTCCGTGCCAGTTATCCACAGTTATTCACCACTCTTGTTTATACCCAATCAATCTTCTGCACCAGTGGCACTGCTACCTTCGCTGCTACCGTTGACATCTCAAACCGCCTACCAATAGGTGCACCTATTGAAGCCTCAGCCTGCTTCAACGCGGGTACAACCGTGCTATCTAAATCCGGTACCACGATCACCGCGTCCACGAATGCCATCGCTTCCACAACCACCTCAGCTAGCTTCTTCCCATGGGGCAATGGCAACGGCACGACCACATTCAACGTTCCGAACCTGATGGGCCGTGCGCTGATCGGTCGTGACAACATGTCCGGATCGATTGCAGGCACCTTGACCTCTACCTACTACGGTGTAAACCCTGATGCGCTTGGTGCACTTGGCGGTTCGCAGCAGCGAGGTCTTGCTACTATCAACTTACCCGCATATACACCAACGGGCTCTGTCGGCATTACCGATCCGGGTCACACCCACACCAATAATTCCTTTGCTGGTATTAATCCTCCTGTAGCAGGCAGCGCCAACGATGGCCCTAATGCTATCTATCAAGGCAACGTCACTATCAACGCTGCCGTGACTGGCATCTCTGCAGCCTTCACTGGCAACGCACAAGGTGGTACCGCTACACCATTTTCAGTCGTCAATCCCATGGCTACGATCGATTGGATCATCAAGGCCCTGCCAGACAGTGGTTTAAGTAACAACAACATCACTGTTGGTGTAACCACCATCACCAGTGGTAGTAACACCAACATCATTTACAACAACAACGGCGTCGTTGGTGAATATGCACTTGCGACCGTTCCAGACATGTACGCTGGCACCTCAGCCACCAAACTCGTCACCCCAAGCGTGGTGTGGCCACCCGAAGTCACTGTCACTTACGGCACCACAACCACCTTCGACATGTCCACCTTCCGTGATGCTAAGGTGACATTGACTGGTAACATCACCACTATGACTATCTCTAATGTGGTCGTAGGTAAATCTGGCACCGTCACCTTCATTCAAGATGGCACTGGCAGCCGCACCACAGTTTGGAGTTCGACATTTAAGTTCGCTGGTGGTGTAACCCCAACCCTCACCACCACCGCTAACGCAATCGACATCCTTTCCTTCTCCTGCCGCACTTCAAGTTTCTGTTTCGCGGCCATGATGAATGATGTAAAATGAGCAGAGAAACTGATTACAAGCTTGACGACTCCGTTACTGAACGGGACCTCTTGCATCGCATCGCGCGTGAGCTAACGCAGCTTCGTCAGCAGAACAGTGAACTACTGAAGTTCTATCGCGATGCTGAGACTGAAGTCCCCGAGTCGCTGCGTCGGTTCGCGAATTACTTTCACGACGTACATGACATCAAGTACATGTACGAAGAACATGGACAGCGTCCACCCCAGCACATCCTCGATGAGATCGAGCGCCTCGACGACCGATATCGCCAAATCCTAAAGGAACACAACACTGAAGGCGGTGCGATCGAAAAGATTCGTCGACAGATGGCTGGGGATGAAGAGAATCGTTACAAGCACACTAAGGAACTAACCTTCAAAAGGAGCTTCTGATGAAACAAGGTCAAGCAGCTACGTCTAGAATGACCGGTATTAAGCGTGAAGCAGCACCCAATGCAGTCTCGGTCCCTGCCGTCTCGGACATCGGTGCCCATCAAGTCCGTGGCACCAGCCTTCCCCTCTACGAGGGCCGTGGACTTGAAGCACCGATGCAAGGAACCACCAACCATCCCACCGGATCACAAGGCAAACACAAGTAAGGAGCAAAGCTATGGACTGGAACCACGTTAATGCACTTCTCTCGACCATTCATCAAGCCGCAGCCGCTGGGCCCAAGTTCTCTAAGTACGCTGCCGCGGCAGTGGATGAACTTGAAGCCGTATACGCTAAGGCCAACTCGCCGCCGGAGAAAGCCGCCAAGGTTGACACTCCCCCTGAACTCAGCACCTCGCCGATCACCTCGGCTGATGAGCCCAGCACGGAGAAAGTCTAATGAGCAATGATATCCTTTCCGAGTATGAAAGCACTGGCGCTGGCGAACGTCCTCGCGCTACCAACGGCGGACACATGGAGGTCAAGCCGCTTCCTTACTCCACACCCATGGGGCCAAAGGGGCAAATGAAACAAGGCCCCGGATTGCATGAGGACAATCTAGGTTGCTGCGGTACGCAAGGGAAGCACTAAATGACATCGGTCACTGACATCGTTAACCGAGCGCTACAAACTATCGGCACTCGCACGACAGTGACTGATGCCGAACTCGCTACTAGCTCCACCAACGAAGCCATTCAAGCAAACCTGATCCTCAATAACATGCGAGATGATTTGCTGCGAATGGCTCCGTGGGACTGCGCACTTAAGACCGCTAACCTTACATACATCACTAGTGTCCCCGGCACCCCTGAGAACACATCCGCTGCAACGACACTATGGCAGCCGGGTCAGCCCGCACCGCCATGGACATATGAATATCAATACCCCATCGATTGCCTTCGTGCATGTTACGTCATCCCCGCTAATCAAACCGGCTTCTCCGGCAACATCCCCATCACTACCGCAGTGACTGGTGGCGCCTCTGCCTTCTGGCAAGGCCCTCCGGTCAAATACAAGGTCCAGATCGATGAATTCATCCCCGTCATCGCAGCAGCAATCGTGTCTGGAGGTATTGGATACGCTGTGGGTGACATCATCACTTTACCTCTCGGCCCTACAACTAACGCACCGATTGGGGCTCCCGTTCAACTCCGTGTCGCTACTTTGGGCGTCGGATCAGCTATCGCAACGGTTAGCGTTGTTGGGGTCATCAATGGCTCCGCGGTCCCACAGGGTGGTAGCTACTTCGCCCGTCAAATCGGTACCATTGCTCAAGACACAACCACCGGCTCTGGCACAGGTGCCTCGTTCACGCTTACCTTCGGCCCGAGCCAGATTTCTCAACGAGTAGTCCTGACGAATCAAGAGTTCGCAACACTTGGCTACGTGAAGCAGGTCACTGACCCCAACGTTATGGACACATTGTTTCAAACCGCGTGGATCAACCTACTTGCCTCCGGCCTTGCGATGGCCCTGCGTGGCGACCGTAACGTCGCTAATGACCTCATCAAACAGGTCAACACTGCAATCGAAATCGCGCGATCGATCGATGGCAATGAAGGCCTCACTATCAACGACGTTACCCCCGACTGGATTCGCGTTCGTGGCATCGCTTATGCCGAGGGCTACATTTCTGGGCCTTACACTGGATTCGATTGGGGCGGGGTCTTCCCGAGCTATATGTGACTTCTGTAATCCAAGCCAGCTTCAACAGTGGCGAATGGAGCCCCAAGCTCTTCGCGCGCGTGGATATGCAGAAGTACCGCTCTGGCGCTGCGCTGCTAGAGAACTTCTTTGTTGACTATCGTGGTGGCGCTAGCACGCGGCCGGGGACGAAATATATCCTTCAATGCTTCAACTCTAACGAGAACGTTCGGCTGATCCCCTTTCAAGCCAGCTTCGCAGTCGGCTACGTGCTTGAGTTTGGTCACGGCTACATTCGTTTTTACTTCAATAGCACTCCAGTGCTTGAGCCTGCATTCCCCATCACCGGAGTCACGCAGGCAAATCCTGCGACCTTAAGCGTCTCCGGATTTCCACCATGGGGTGTAGGCAATTGGATATTTGTCGAAGGTGTGGGAGGTATGACCCAACTTAACGACCGATACTTCAATATGAATACCTTCGACAGTATCAACATGGCGCTTGGGCGAATCATTGACGACGCAAATATTAACTCCACCGGCTATAGCGCATATACTACCGGCGGTACTGCTGCTCGTGTGTACACTATCAACTCGCCGTACACCAGCGATCAACTCCATGACATCAAATTCGCTCAGAACGTCAACCAGATGATCTTGTGTCATCCTGAGCACCCACCATATGTGTTGACGCTAGTCGCTGCTAACAACTGGACCTTACTTCCAATCGTCTTTGGCTCCTCTGCTGCTGTTCCAGCTGCTCCAACAATCACCACGACGCTTGCTGCTGGGACAGTGTTCTATTCCTATGTAGTCACTTCAGTTGATGGTAGTGGACAAGAGTCAAATCAATCCAGCCCCGGTAGTCTTAGTTCTATTCAGGACTTACGCACCGTTGCTGGGTCCAATAAGATCGCTTGGTCAGCAGCAGCCGGAGCAGTTGCATACAACGTCTACAAGGCCGATGTCAGCTACTTCGGTGTTGTAGCTGTTGGTACCATCTATGGTTACATTGGTTCCACCGAAGCAACTGAGTTTGTTGACTCTAACATCGCAGCGGACTTCTCTCAAACCCCACCGATCGCAAAGAATCCATTTCTTGGGCAAGGTATTGCTAGTGTAACTGTGACCGCGTCTGGAACTTACACCACAGTACCTACGGTTACATTTACCGGCTCACCATTCACTATAGTCGCATCTGCTGCTGCTGTTCTTCAAGTACATGGTACCCCAACGGTCGGTGCTGGTGGCACTGGCTATGCAATCAATGACACAGTCACCTTCGCTGATAACGTGACACTTGTAGTTGCTACAGTTGGCGGTGGTGGCGCTGTAGCTACCTTCTACAATATCGCAGTGCCCGGCTCAAATCCGGGGCAAATTCACTTCGGATCAACTCCATCCAACCCTGTACCTCAGATATCGACTTCTGGTAGTGGCACTGGCGCGACTACAAACCTCGTTTGGGGTGTGGGCCTAGTTGAAATTCTAAATCCCGGAACAGGTTACACCACAGTCCCGACTGTTGTATTCTCCTCAGGCGCTGCCACAGCATTTGCTATCGTTTCAGCCACTGCTACGGGCAACCCAACCGTCCCAAGCTTCTTCCAGCAGCGTTTGATCCTCGCTGCGCCATTAGCCAACCCACAGACCTTCTACATGTCTCGCCCCGGCTCGTTCTTCAACTTCGATGTCTCGTCGATCACGCAGCCTGATGATTCAATCACTGGCACCCTCGTTTCAGGTCAACTCAATACCATTCGCTCCATGGTCTCACAGACCTCCGGTCTGTTAATGTTCACCGACCGCAACTCATGGATCATCAATGGCGGCAATGGTCAAGGCTCACCCATATCCCCAACGGCGCTGGTCGCGAATGCGCAATCCTTCAATGGAATATCCAACGTTCCACCTATCATCGCAAACTTCGACGTGCTGTATGTGCAAGCTAAGGGGTCGATTGTGCGTGACAGCGCCTATAATATCTACGCCAATGTGTTCACTGGTACCGATATCTCGGCTATTGCATCCCACCTCTTCTATGGACACACTGTCGATGAATGGGCATGGGCCGAGGAGCCATTCAAGGTAGTTTGGGCTATTCGCGACGATGGTGTGATGCTCACACTGACCTTCCTTAAAGAACAAGAGTTCATCGGCTGGGCCCACTCGACTACCGCAGGGAACTTCAAATCGGTGTGTACCGTGGTTGAAAACACTGACCTCGCGGGCGAAGTCGATGCAGTATACACCGTGGTGGAGCGCCTGATCGATGGTCACTTCCTTAAGTACATCGAACGGATTTCTGAACGTGTATTCACGACTGGCGTCGCTGACGCTTGGTGTGTGGATTGTGGCATCGGCTACGTCGGTGCACCAGCTACTAACTTTAGTGGAGCCGAATTCCTCGCGGGGCGCACGGTGACTGGACTCGCTGATGGAGTAATCGTCCCACCATTCGTTATGAACACTGCGGGCACATTCACACTCGCTACACCCGCAAGCAAAGTCACCGTAGGCATTGCCTACAACTGCGACCTTCAGACCCTTCCACTTGAGATTGGCGATCCAACCGTGCAGGGCAAGGTTAAGAAGATCAACTCTGTAGACGTTCGTGTAGCAGAGACCCTAGGACTCTCGATCGGCTCCGACTTCAACAGTCTGACACCAATGAAAGACCTTATACGTGGAAATGTCTCAACGATGCTAGTTGGGCAAGCTAGTCAAATCGTAACAGACCTAGTGGATGGCGACGCTGGAACCTTTCTTGATCCAACCTATACTATCCCCGGCCAATATTGCATCCAACAATCCAACCCCTACCCTGCCACCATCCTAGGCGTGATCCCCAGCTTCGACATCGGTGACAACGGAGCCCGACCGCGATGACCTTCGTGATGCAACCAATCTCTGGTCTTGTTGCATACGACATGATGTTCGAGGAGCATCTGGCTACGGCTGCGCCAATTGATCAGGACACGATGCATCGTGCGCTGCGCAACTCCGAATACGTCTGGCTCTGCATGCAGGACACAAAGATCATCTGCGTGTGGGGGCTGATTGCACCAACGCTCCTAAGCGATCGCGCGTACTTATGGATGTACACCACCAAGCACATGCAAGAGCACATCTTTATATTCGTGCGTCACTCACAGCGGGCGCTCGAAGCCGCACTTGAGCGCTATCCAATCATTGTCGGTCACACATTGATCACTAATGCCAAAGCGATCCGCTGGCTCAAGTGGCTCGGTGCAAAGTTCGAAGACCCACAGGGGCAGGCCCTGCCATTTTACATCACGAGGAAATCATGGCCGCAGGTATAGGAGGCGTCGGTTTAGGCGCTAGCCTTGGTGGAGGGTTGCTGTCGGCCTTTGGTGCGCAGCAGGCTGGGCAGCGCCAACAGGACATGTACAACTACCAAGCGCAGGTGGCGCGGATCAACGCCGACATCGATAAGCAAAACGCTGCATACGCACGGAACAAGGGCGAGATCGAAGCGACGCAGTATGGACAAAAGGCCGCGCAGCAACGTGGTCAGATTGTGGTTACGCAAGCTGCTAGCGGCCTCGACATCAACTCCGGCTCTGCCGCTCAGGTCCGTGCTTCACAAGGCACGCTGACACGGATGGACCTGACACAGATTCGCAGCAACGCCGCGAAGGTCGCGTATGACTACGACGTGAAATCTGTTATGGACCTCAACCAAGCACAACTCGACGTGATGGCTGGTGAGAATGCTAAGAAGGCAGGCGATATCAACGCAATGTCATCCATTCTTGGCACCGTTGGTAGCGTAAGCTCCAAGTGGATGCAGGGTTCACAGATGGGAATGTGGGGGAGTGCAACAGTCTAATGCCTCAAGTACCATTTTCAGGCACGCAACAGGTTGCTCCCGCGTTCGATCCGACGCCGCGGTACACTGCTGACGTTCGCCCTGAGTCGTTCGGTGTCAACGTCGCCAACGCTATCAATGGCATGGGTAAGACCCTCGACTCTGTTGGCGGTGAGATGTTCGCACGCGGGCTCGCGATGCAGGACCTCAATAATCACACCGCTGCACAGGAGGCTGATGTCTCCTTCATGCAGAAGGCGGGAGATATTAAGGCCAAGCTTGATGCTATGCAGGGCAACCAAGCCGTGCAGTATTATGCTAAAGGGTTCAACGAGGATTTGACTACTGCGCGTAAGTCCGTGCGTGATAGCTTGCCAAACGACATGGCGCGGAAGCTTTTCGATTCACAATCGCTTAGCACTGTTGGTCGCAGCCTCTTCAATGGTGCTGGTCACGCCGCGACGGAGAATAAGAAATACGCAGTCGGTACTGCGGATGCCCGTATCACAGAGAACTCAAACCAAGCCCTAGCTAACCCAGAGGACGAAGTCAGCTTCCGCCAATCGGTCACCAACACCGAGAATCAAATTCGTGCCAAGTCGCAGCTACTTGGGCAATCACCGGATCAGGAGCAGCTAGCGGTTGAGGTCGCCAAGTCCGATTTATGGGCGCAGCGGATCAAAGGCCTTGCCAAGAAGGACCCAATCGCCGCGGGCAAGATGCAGGACGAAGCATCAAAGGGTGGCATCCTGCAAGGCGATGACATCGTCAAGACCGCCAACTACGTCCAGACTCAACAGACCAACGTCGGCTCGCGGATGATCGCTAAGCAGGTCGGCTCCGGGGATGATCTCTTCTGGGGCTCCGGTGTTGTATCCGCGCCGCGCGCTCGTGAAGCCGTTGCGTCCTTCGAAGGCAAGTACTGGACTGTCGGTCCCAAAGCCACTGACAGTGCGGGCACCACTGGTAACGGCCTCGGTCGTTATCAAGTGATGTCGTATAACCTTCAGCCGTGGCTCAAGGAAGCCGGGATGCCTTCGATGACACCGGAGGAATTCCTTAAGGACCACGTCGCGCAGGACAAGCTCTTCGATTTCAAATTCGGTCAGTACCAAGAGAAGTATGGTTCGTTTAATACCGCTGTAAAAGCTTGGTTCGGTGGACCCGGCTCGGCTAATGCTGACCCCAATAAGCTGAGCGATCACTATCATAGTGGCGCACAATACCTCTCCGCGACGAACAAGGTCCTCGCGCGAAGTGCTGGGTTGGAGGAGAAGTACCAACGCGGTGAACAGATTGCCTCGGCGTCCGCGCCGGATAACACTCAACTCCCTGAGGCCGTACGCACTCAAATCCTTGGCAATCATAATCGGGATGTGGCGGCCGAGAAGAATGAAATCTTCACGACGAAGAACACGCTGTTGCAAGCCATTGCTGCGGTCAATGGAGGTAAGAAGCCCACGTCAGTCGAGGAGATGGTTGGCAACAAGCCCGAACTGGTAGAAGCATGGGACAAGCTTGGTCGGCTCGATCCTTATACCAAAAACCGTTATAGCGAGATGTTAGCCAACAACTCGAAGGATGATTACGGCCCCTCTGACATGGCCACGGTAGAAGTCTCTAAGATGAAAGCCTTCGCCGAAGATCACCCCGCCGAATTCGTTCAGATGGATATGGCGAAGTGGCGCGATAAGTACGAGATACCCCGCGGGCCATGGGGCAAGATGATTGACCTTCAAGCCGAGAAGAATCGCAACCCTGATGTTAAAGACCTCGCGACAGAGCAGGCGATGCGATACCTCGCACCGACGCTGCCACCCGACTTCAATGACAAGGCGAACCGTGATGACCGTTTACTCTTCAAAGGGGCGTTGATGGATCAACTACAGGATTATTATCAACAGAACAAGAAGCCAATGGGGATTGAGGAGATCAAGAAGGTTGGAGCGCAGTTGCTGTCGCAGCAACATTCGTCACAGTTTTGGTTCAGTAGCTCCAAGGACAGTCTGTATAAACTTCCAGTGCCGTCTAAAGTCATTGAGGATGCCAAGAAGCTTGATCCAACCCTTGATGATAAGGCCATTGGACGCCTATATATTCAGAAGCAATATCAAGAACTCTTCCAGAAGAAGAAAGCAGCACCATAATGCCTGATGAGACGCCAGAGATTACAGGCGAGGACATAGTCAGGCTGCACAACAGCAACCGCGCCCGTACGTCTATGGCAGTCACGGCGGCCATTAGCGATAGCCCAGATGATGCCGCACGGGCAATGGAACTCTCACGCTCATCTGGGGTCGATGGTAATATCATATACAATGACCTCGACGAATTCGAGAAGAACTACAAGGCCCAAATGGCTGGGGCCATCGTTCGAAATAATCCTCACCTCGAAGACTTCGTCCGCTCGAATCCAATGGTGCCGAAGCTAATCAACGATGACTATGGTACCCTCGATAGCCTTAGCTCCAAGCTCAAGCTCCTAGATCTCCCGATGAAAGTCCTTCGTGCACCCGAGGCCATCGGCAAGATGATGTGGCCGGACGATCCATTGGTGCGGTTCAAGGAGATTGATACTACTAAAGACATCAGCACTGAGGACATGCACAACCATCCGCTGCTTAGTGCAATCGAAGCGTCTGGGCAGTCTATCTTTCAGACTCTTGGGGCGATTCAGAACACTGTGGCGGACGCAGTTACTAACCTAACTGGCGTACGTGATGTCGGTGCAATGGTGCAATCCGCTGGTATGACCGGCCGCGCACATGACCACCTCGGCCCTGCCATTGGTGAGCACAACGCGAAGCTGATCCGTGACCTCGACCAAGCCTCAGTGAACATGTGGCTCCGTAATGACCGTAAGCCCCCAACTGGTGTCCTTCCCGACTACGACGCTTACCTCCTCGATCGCAACGCCAAAGACATCGACGCCCTTGGCGAAGTCATCAGTGATGCACAGCAAAGCACTCTTCGTGAGCGCAATGCTGATCTGCTTGCTAGTTATGTTCGTCAGCACAGCGATGCTGATGTGGGGATCAGTGTAGAAGGCGTCGCTGCGCTCTACGGCGATAAGGTCCCATTACCAGATGACGGAATCCTTGGTTGGGTCCCGAACCTCGCGGAACAACTTGAAGCTGCGAAGCGAAGCGGCGATGACATCCACGTACCCTTAGGCGATCTTGCCGCCAAGATGGAACCGGAGGTGTTTAAGGCCCTTGCGGATGACATCCGTGTGCGGCCGGATGGGATCACTAAACGCGAAGCGGACCTGACTAAGGAGGCCGTGCAGCCACCACCAATTCCATTACCCGAAGCGGTGCCCGCCACCCGTGCAGCTTATGGCCTTGAACCGCTGCTCAGCGTAGGCGACCGTGCCATCAAGATGGAGAAGCGTGAAGCTATCTCGCAAGACACCGCTGACTTCCGTGGTGGCGCTATCCCAGCGGACCAATGGCGCCTACTCGATGAGCAAGGCAATAAGATCGGCCATCTTGAGCTTACCCCTGCCGGTAAGGACCTTATGGTTGATATGGTGATGGGGCTCAATGGATTAGGCCCAAGGGACTTTGGTCCTGCACTGATGCGGTCGTTGCTGCGCCAGATAAAGGAAAACTATCCAGAAGCCGAGCGTGTTGGTGGTTATCGGATCAGTGGCGCAAGGGAGAAGGCTGGGACTGAAGGCGTAGCGTGGATCAAGCTTGATAGACTCGACAACGTCGACTACAACCAATTCCGTGAAGTCCTTGAAGGCGGTCAGTGGGAAGCCTATTCGGATAAAATCAAAGCCTACGTCAAGCCTGACTTCGCACGCGCTGAGGAAGATCGTCAGCTTGTCGACATTGTCGGTCAAGAGTTGGATCGCATCGTTCCAAAGAAGGTGGCAGTTGAGGGCGTTGAGAGTATCAGAGCGAAGGGGGTTGAGGGTCAGTGGGCTGGTGAAGCGCTTGGCGGGATTGGCGGCGCGTACATTCGCTATCGTGATGCGTATCCGATTATACTGTACGCACTGGATAGTGAGAACGCACTTAGCGCAGCCCGGCATGAAGCGATTCATCACTTGCGTAGCTACGGCTTCTTCAAGGAAGGTGAGTGGGAGACGTTGGAGGCGCAAGCACTTGCAGGTGGATGGTTAAGCAAGTATAGTATTGATCGCCGGTATCCTGATGCCAATCCAAGCTTGAAGCTTGAGGAGTCCATTGCTGAGGCTTATCAGGATTGGGCCAACGGAGCGAAAGCCCCAACACCAGAAGTACACGGCCTATTCGAGCGCATGAAGGCGTTCTTCACTGCGATCAAGGATCAGATTTCGGCGCTGCTAGGTAAGGACGCCACGTGGGAAGATATCTTCCAGAAGGTCGACACTGGTGAGGTTGGTGCGCGCGAGGGTAAGCCGCTTGATCCGCGGGCGTTTGATGAGAAGTTGTCGGTACCTGAGGAGCCCTCCCGCGTGTTCGAACGCGCTAACGCCTTAGGCATGAGCGTAGAACGCTTTAAAGCCTATGATAAGAACATGCAGGAGCGACACGCAGCGGATGTCGAGTCTGCTACGAAGCGTATTAGCCAAGCCCAAGCCCGCACACAAACCAAGCAATGGAAAGCCGACCGTGCTGAGATGCGAGCGCAAGTCGCAGAGGATATCAACCTTCGCCCTGACATCGCAGCGGATAACTACTTCGCCGATGGCATTCTCTACGGCAACAAGGTCGAGCGTGTCAAACTCGGCACCGACTTCTTGACGGAGGCTCAACGTGCAGCACTTCCTCGGGACTATTACAACAAAGCTGGCGCTGCTCCTGACGACTTGGCAGGCCTGTTCGGCTTCCCTGACGGCGCAACGCTTATCAGCCATCTCTCGGGCCTGTCGGAGATTAGGCGCCAGTCCGGGATGCGGCCTATCGAGTTTAAGCGACGAGTGATTGATATTGAAACTGATCGACAGATGCGGCAGAAGTATGGGGTGCTTGATGAGAACATAATGGACGCGGTGAAGGAGCAAGTGGCGTCTGAAACGCAGTTGAATATGCTCCATGAAGAGACGTTGTACTATGGTATGCAAGCCAAGCAGGTTCCACTCGATCAAGCCACAATCAAGGCTCGCGTCGCTGAGGAGTTTGAGACATACCCTGTCAGCGCGGTCAACTCCGATGCATTCCTTCGCATCACTAAGCGTGCAGGCGATGCGCTTGAGATGTCGCTGCTTAAGAAGGATCCTGAGGGTGCATTCCGTGCTAAGCAACAACAGTACTACTCGACGCTTCTTGCGAAGCACGCAATCGAGTTTGAGATGCAAGTCGAGAAGTTCGAGAAGCTGGCTGGGCGCTTAAGTAAGCGTGAGGTTAAAGCTGTAGACCCTGCTGCACTAGACTTCATCCATGGGCTGCTAGCTGATGCTGGCATCCCGGTCAAGCGCAGCCTAGATGAAATCCTTGCATCTAAGGGGTATTATGGCAAGGAGACTGGTGAGAGCACGCTGCCGAAGTATGTGGAAGCTCGTGCCCGTGAGGGTTGGGACCCAGCGGTCAGCGAAGCCATTCAGGACGGTCAGGTGAAGCAGCTTGACGCCATGAACGTCGCTGAGATGCGTGACTTTATGGATGCGATCACCTCGCTCAATCACATCGGCCGTAAGGTCCGCAACATTGAGATCGCTGGTGAGAAGAAGGATTGGCAAGAGTTCCGACAAGGGGTGATTGACAACATTCGCATGCTGCCACTACGCACGGATGCATCGCTAGGCAAGGAAGGCAAGGGCCGCTATATCTATGCCTTCGATGCGCAACTCACCCGCATGGAGGAGTTGGTTAAGGACCTTGATCTTCGCAAGGAACTGGGTCCGCTGTATCAGGCTGTGATCGTGCCAATGATGCACAGCAAGGCCTTCGACTTCGATCTTAAGACTGACCTCGCGCAACACTTCCGGGACGTGCGTGGCAGCTTCGACCACAAGTGGCGGAAGTCCCTCAACGATACGATCAATCAGGACATCATCGTTGATCCACGCACTGGTCTAGTTGGTGAACGTGCACCCTACGACATGACCCGTGAGAACCTAATCCAAGTCATGCTCAATTGGGGCAGCCGCAGCAACATCGGCAAGTACGTCCAAGGCGCAGCCATGGCTAAGTTCGGTCGACGGCTTACGAAGGATGAATTCCCACTCTACGAAGCTCAGATCAAAGGCCTCATTGACAAGCATGCCACAGCGGCCGATTGGGATTTCGTGAAGCAGATGTGGAAGCCCTTTGAGGGTTGGCGCGAGAAGATGGACGATGTGTCACGAAGCACTTCGGGTGTTGTGCCTAAGATGGTTGAGAGGGCTGCGTTTGATACACCGCACGGTACGATTGAGGGCGGCTATTGGCCGGTGCACTATGATCGCATCCGCAGTGACATTGGCGTGATCGAAGATCGAAGGCCCACTGACGATGGCGTGTTCGGTAACAACTACTTCCGTGCAGCGACTGCGAAGGGGCACCTTAAAGAACGCACTGGCTACGTGGACTTTGTTGACATTAGCACTAGCCTTGAGCAAGCTGCTGGTACAATGCAGCAGACCATGCATGACATCGCCTATCGTGACGCGCTGATTCAAGCTGGTCGAGTGTTCTACGACAAGGGCATCCGTGCAGCGATCCGAAACCACTATGGTCCTGAGTACGAAGCACAGCTTGTCCCTTGGCTTCGTCGTGTCGCTAATCAATACTCCGAGGACCCATCAACTGGTGCGATGAACGATGCACTGCGTCGAACCCGCATCAATCTTGTCGGTCACGTATTGCCGCTTAACCTTAAGGTCATCCTTAGTCCTGATATTGGCGTGCCTGATCCTGTGGCTTGGGCATCCCATGTTGCTAACCGCAGCGCCAACATCAAGTTCGCAATGGAGAAGTCCGATGAAATACGCCATCTGGTTTTTAATATGGACCGCGATTTCCGTGAGTCCCTTGATCGTATTACTCTTGACCCGAACGCCAGCGACCTACAAAAGAAGGCGGTCCAGTGGGGTTTTGTTCCAATCGCAAAGGTCTCGCAGGAGTTTCGGGTGTCGACCTTCGTCGATCAGTACAACAAAGCCCTCAGCCGAGGCAAGACCGAAACTGAGGCTGCTCTGATTGCGGACTCGTACGTACGTGAACGCCACGGCGCTGCCAGCGTTGTTGACTTACCAGCGATAATGCAATCTACTGAAGGTATGAAGATGCTCACGATGTTCTATGGGTACTTCAACACGATGTATAATTGGCAACGGCAATTACCGGGGAATGTACGTCGAGGCGAAGCTCAGAACTTCATGGTCAACGGACTTGGCTCTGTGGTAGTTGGTGCTGCCTTTGGTGCAACCTTATTCAACACTCGTAAGGAAGATGACTCGTGGTTTAAGATCATTGGGAAGGCGCTGCTGTTGCAGCCACTACAAACCATTCCCATCGTGCGCGACGCAGCTAATTATGCTTTGGAAGGGTATCAACCTCGGTCGCCATTGGCATCGTTGCTCGGGGCGGCTGGTTCGATCTACACCGATGCTAAGCACCTTTACAAACACGAGCGGCTTGATAAGCCCATTACTCACGTTGGAAACGTGATTGGATTAGCAACCGGATTACCCTTAGCACAAGTTGGTCGCACTGTTCAATTCGGTGTTGATGTCGCGCGCGGCAAGCAGAAACCCAAGAACATTGGCGATTGGGCTCGAGGTATCATCACCGGCGAATCGAAACTCAAGAAGTGAGGTAACTGAGATGTATGTCATTACTAACATAACCAAAGCAACGCTTATCATTGACGGGGTAGAGATTCCGCCCAACATGCCATTGGATTGGGTCCTACCACTCTCCGAAGCGGTGGTTACGGCTCGAGATGCAGGCGCCTTGCGAGTCGAGTCCGCTGATGAAACCCTTGCCGAACGTAAGGCCGACGCCGAAGCGTTCAAACCCTTTCATACTGGCGACCCAGCGATTGATGGGAAGGAATAAGTCATGCCCGAATACCTCCAGCTAGCTCCGTGGTTTGTTGTCTTGGTGGTATTCCTAGGAATGGCAGGGTTGCTGTGGAAGGTAATCGATGCTCTTCATGAACAGGCTAAGCTGTTAACGCAGTTGGTTGCGCAGTTCGCAGCCGCCCCACAATTGATCCCGACGCCCTCCTCGGTTCCTAAGCCTGTGGGCTCTCCTACCGTGGTGACCCCAAAGCCATCTGCTGCTGCCCCCACCGTAGTAGACCAAGGCTTAGTGGACTTCATGAAGAAACAAGAAGGCTACTCCGCTAAGGCCTATTGGGATTACAAACAATACACCATTGGCTACGGGACCAAAGCCTCTGGCCCTAGTGAAGTCATTGATCAAGCTGAGGCCGAGCGACGATTGGCAGAGGAGATCGGCAAGGCCGCACAATCAGTAGCAACCTTTGTGCCCTCGGCACCAATCGGTGTCAAACAAGCCTTAACTGACCTGACCTACAATGCTGGTGCCGGTTGGGAACAACAAACCCTTGGGACCTTAGTCAAGGACGGCAAGTACGACGAAGCCAAGTCCCACCTACTTCAATACAACCACGCCGGAGGCCAAGTCCTAGAAGCCCTCACTAAGCGTCGAGAGGCCGAAGCCTCTTGGTTCGATCACCCTCTTTGATAGGCCTCGATGCGCTGGGTCTATCACTGCAATTCGAGGCGCAAAGGAGAGAGTTATGACTACTGTTCAGGAAGTTGCTAGCGGCGCTGAGAAGGCTATCGAAGCCGTGATGAAGGTTGAACCCACGATCATTGGGGTTAGTTCAATGTTCGTACCCGGCGCTGCGCCGATCGTGGCAATGGTTCAGCCTTGGGTTATCACCGTGGTGCCATTCATTGAGAAGGCACTTAACGACATCGCTGCTGGTCAAGGAGTGGATGCATTTCAGTCCTTTGTTATGTTGCTCCAGCACATCAGCAAGGGCCTACCGAATACGCCAGCCTTGGCCCCAGCTGCTCATGTCGCTGACCCCTCTACCATCGGCAATGCATAGGAGTCCTGCATGAACCTGACGCGGAACCAAATCATCGCGATCATCATTGCTGTGCTGAGCGTCCTTGTAGGTTCCACAGCACAACTCACCGAACTCATTGGGGCTAAGGAAACAAAGGTAGTGATTGCCTTAGCCACTATTGGGAATACTGTCTTGGCTTCTATCCTCTCCATCCTCACCTCACAGACCAGTCAAGTCAAAGAGGTACTGGCAATGCCCGGGATCGAGAAGGTGACGGTCAATGCCCAAGCCACTTCGGCCTTAGCAGCCGTTGCTGTGGATGCGGCGCAGCCGAAGATAGCGCCTACCACCAAGGATATTCAAACCGTTGCGGAAATAGCTAAAGGCTAATGGAGTGGGGGGACATGATGGTCGATTGGAATATCCGCATTGGGGACATTGCGGTGATAGCTTCATTGGCTGGAACGTGTATGTTCTACGCGTTCCGTTCCGGTCGGTTCGCGGAGAGTATCCTAACCATGCAAAAGGAAATCACGGAGTTGAAGGAAGTCGCGAAGTCGTTGATGGTAGTGATTACTCAACAAGCGGTTGCGACCGTACGTATGGATTCGCAGGGAGAGCGGTTGAATATTCTAGATCAGCGGATTGAGGACTTGCGACATGGCAATGGGTTTATTATCAAGCATGATTAATGCCGAGTGGTGGTATTAAACCACCTTTGCCCGTGACGGTCAACGCCCTTAGTGGTGATCTGGCCACTGGCCACCATGATCTCTATGATGCGTAGGATGGATGTCATTGGAACTCGCGTACGGGCGAAGTTTACGATCACGCGTTCAGGTACTCCATCGCCCTTATCGGCTACGTTGATGTAGTGGGCGATTTCATCGATTGCCCGTGAATCTGTACCGGTCCCCCCGGCAGTGAATATGTCGGGCATTGTGGACTCGGCCTCCAGAAGCCAGCCCATAGCACGATTGAAATCTTGCTTCGTAAGTAGCAGAACGTCGCTACGATCCGCGCACGAGACCATCGATAGTTTATACAAGTGTACACGTCGACGTGTCTTGTAATGGAGAAGCTTAGGATGGTTGATGACGGGAGGCTCCCCAAGCGCTCGCCAATTGTTAATGGCGTCTCGGTATTCTTGCGTGACCTTAAACTCGCCATTGAGCGTTCCTATCATCTTTACATCATGGATCAGATTGGTGTCTAGGTCTCGTGACTCCTGTGCGAAGTCATCACCGACCACTCGCTCATCGGAGTGAACAAGAATCACCCGTGAGGTGAACCCTTGATCCCATGCGCTGTCGGGCATTAGTTGGATGAGGTTGCTGGGAGTGGTGCCGGACATCAAGTTCACTTGTGGGTGATCGATCTTGATTTTGATATCTCGTCCTCGCCGTGACTGCGCGTAAGGATCGGGGTCGTAAAACGCACTGAGTAAGCCAACCATCTCATCGTCGTATTTATGCATAAACGCCGAAAGCTCTTCGGCAGTAATAACCGTATTATTGTACTCGATCGGAGGATCCGGGAGACGTACAATAAAGCGCTTCGAGATTGCAAGGGTGTCAACAAGTGCAGCGCCTGTAAGACTCGTTGGAGCGAAATGAAACTCTGGAAGCTCATTCATATACCTCTTCGCTACGCGGATGATTCTATTCTTCCCGACTCCGGGGTTGCCTACGATGAATACGTAGAGGTTTGGATACAAATTCGACGAAGTTCGTAGGAAGCACTTCATCTCCATGGCCGCTGCAATGGTAAAGATGCCTGCCCACTTCCTGAACAGCAGGGGGCTCTCTAGATTATCCGTATGCTCGACGAACGACTCGATCCAAGACTCCAGCTTGCGCTTGCCGTTTGCGCTTTTCAGACCCGGTGTAGTCTTTGAGTCCTTCTGGATTGGTTTTTGCGTCATAATCTCCCCTGTTCCAACCGGTCTTGCAATCGTATGGTATGGCTAATTCACGTCCGCGTTTGAGTGGTATGCGGATTATAAGGTCTGCCATGATGCGTGGGATTAGTTCGTCTTCAATCGCTTCGGGGTAGGTAACGGTAATCGCATCGTGATCTTGAAGGACAATGATGGTGTAGTTTTGTCTCCATATGTTGAGCATCGCACGGTTGACGATATCCGCGAGGGAGCCTTGAGGGTCGTAGGCGATTGCTTCGCGGACTGTGTCTGGGTCGGTACGACGGCCCCAGAACCAGCGCTTGCGGCCGGTGAGGTTGGTAAGGTAACCCTTCGTTGCGATCTGCTGCGCAACGTGCATTTGCCATTCTTGATGTGCAGGGAACGCGCGGAAGTACACGGGTTGAAAGGCGGTTACTAGGTCGAGAGGGAGGCCGGTTTGGGTGCTGATGGTTGCTGGCATCCCACCATAATTGCTAGCGTGGCCGAGCTTCTTGGTAACTTGGCGGTGCGTGTGGTGGCGATAGAATGGAGCAGCGGAGTTATCCGCGAGCTTCTTGTCGGCTTTCATGTTTCCGGTCCACGGCATCTTGGGCCAGCACAGGCGCGCTGCTGCGGTGTGGGGGTCGCCGGTGTCACAGGCATCGAGGTAAGTTGAGTCGTCTAGGATGTTCCACTCGATGGCTCCAACGATGAAGCTTTCTCCAGACTTGGCGTCGAACTTTGCGAACTTGTAGCCGGGGTCAGAGATGAATATTGAACGTAGAGACTCCTCAATGTTTTGAAGATTTCCACCTGTGCCGAATATGGAATATGAGGAACTAAATCGACCAGTATTTGTGCCTGCAATGTTATAAGTCGTGCGTATCCGTCCGTCTGGGTCGATTGCGGTTTTGAGGACATTGATCTTCTTCCCTAGTTCAGTGATTATATTGAGGTGGTTGATGATCGGCCGTGCGATCATGTATTGATAGAGCTTATCTCGTGCGCCACGATCGGTTGTGACCTTACCCTTGAAGGTGATGGGTGGGATGCCTAATTTACCATAGAACAATGCTTGTAGGTCCTTTGGGCTTCGCCAGTTAAACCCCGGCATGCCTACACCCTCAAGCACAATCCGCGATAGGTTCCGCTCGAGCACATCGATCTTCTCGTAGAAATCATCGATGACCAATGCTTTCTGGTGTTGGTCAACGAGGATACCACGGAGGCCCATCTCCATTGCTGGGCCTTGCAGGGCTCGAGAGAAGTCGTAGGTCGCTGAGGTCTCTGGGCCGAGCATGGGCTTGAGTGCATCGAGGACTTGACGCGTGGCGAGTACGTCGATACCATTATAGATTTGGTCCTCGACCCAGTTGTCACGAATGGTATCGGGAGATTCTTGGTCGGTGTAGATTATGCGGGCCATTAGTTGTCCCGCTTGATGGTCGATTTGCGATTCTTATTATCGACCTTCCATGCACCGAAGTCGGTGTAGAGCGACCCCAGATACCCAAGTCCCTTAAGTGCCTCCGGCTGCAACGCATGCTGCAATAGCATGGTGTCCTCCGCTGCGCCCATCACTGTGATTCCATAGCTGCGGAGGAGGAAGGCAATGTCGTACATTCCGTTTTGGAAGAGTTTTGGGATGCTTCCGTCAATAAGCACATTCCGGATAAGAGTCCAAGCAGCGGACTCACTCTCCTTATTCGGCCAATAACTTCTGCTCTTTGATCGCTCGTCATCGAAAGGTATAATGAGTGTAAGGCTATCGCTTGCTCCGAACCCAATGCAAGTAATGCGTGATCCAACCGTTTCAATGTCGACAGAAAGAAGATCACATCCGATGATGAAGTCATTGATGAAGCTTTCTATATCGCTAAGGGTGGGTTCAATCCAGATTTCGCACTTGGGTCGACGGATATCTGGGTACGCCGCTTCGCGTTTGGCTTTGATCAAGTCGACGATGGTGGTGGGGCGGTTTTCCCACTGACGGAACAAGCTTGCTGGATGATATGTAGGGAGAAGTTTATAACCACTAACGCAATGAGTACTTCGGATAGTTGTCCCACGGAGCTTCCCGACACCAGTGCGACCAGCCAAAGCCCAGAGAGCAGTATTGCCCAAACAGATAATGAGATTTGGGTCACGGTCAAGAATTTCCTCAGCGAGTCGATCCAACTCGGGCTCAAACTCTCGGCGGACGTACTTGCTGGAGAGCAAAGCTGGATAGGACTCGATCCCACCAGCACGATCTCCACAGAACCATTCGAGCCGGTTAGCGGGTGGATGTATTTGAAATACATTGGTCCGGTAAACTTCTGGATGGGCTTTCCAAATGCTATCGATTGAACGAGGGTCCCCTCGGCGATAATAATCTCCGATGAATCCTTTATCGTTACCTGAGAGGTGAATAATTCCTGCTTCATTTAGCAATCTCAATAGTTCGACGCCAGAGGGGCCAACGAACGAGGAGCCAATTCGGTGCTCCTCAGCACCACGGGCCTCGCCGACGATGACGATGGGAGGGGTCATGTACAAAGCTTCTCAGCCAGCCGTGCATAGCCCACAACATCTTCCCAATGTTGCTTCTCAAGGGCCTTGCCACTGAGGATGCGGGAGAATTTGAGCGCGATCATGTCCATCGACTCGCGTTCAGTATCGGTCAACATCTCCCAACCTAACTCAGCGCGGAAAGTACGCTTAAGCGCTTGCGAGATCCTCGCGTTGTCGCCAAAGTCGCCGTGGGTTTTGCCGCGCTCGGTGAGGATGTCGGACGGGGGCAGTTCGGCTTCGGCAGCGGCGAGGATTTCCTTAAAGGGTCTGTGCAGCGCGGACGGGGTCCCTTGTTCCATTTGTATTTCCTTCCATAGCCAGCTTGGTTGAGGATACGGTAGATGACTGCGTCATTGCGAAGCAGGGCCTTAGCGATTTCGCCCACAGGCATATGCTCGCGGTAGGCTAAGACGGCTAAGGCCCTGTCGAGGGGTGGTACGCGATGGGGTCGGCCTTTCATGCAGGGGCTCCAAAAAGGTACCCGGAGCATTTGCGCCCCGGGTCGAGGTTGGGAGGAAGGCTATTCGGCTCGCATCGTCCGTTTCACCTCAGCGAATATCTGCGTGCCGTCCTCGCTAGCGCGGTGGCCAACTTGAATGCGTACGCTCGCGTTGGGGGTCTCGTCGAGTGCGGCGCGAATGGTCTTCTCGGTCAGGTCGACACCCATGTTCTCCAGCGCGTCGGTCAGGCGGAAGAGGCTGTCGGGTGTGGTGTAGTAGGTGTCCTTAATGGACTTAGTGCCGATGGCACCGATGTCGCCATCCTTGTCCGTGAGGAGCTCCTTCAGTTCGTCCTCGTCCACGTCCTCACCAGCAGCTTGAAGGGCATAGGTGAAGCGCACGAACGGGGTTTTCTTCTGTGAGGACTGTCCGTGTTCCGGCATGCCCTTGACGATGCAGTCGTAGGTCCCAGCCGGTAGGGGCTTCGGGCGTTCGACTGCGTCAGCTGGGGTGTCGAGGATGGATTCGAATGAAGTTGCGGGTTCTGCTTTTGCCATAGGGGTAGGGTGCTTTCTGTGCTGTGGGGTGTGGTGAGGTGAGGTTAGAATGGAGCTTTGTCTTTGTCGTCGTTCTTTGGTGTGCTAAGTTCCTCCATAATTAATTTCTGAACATCTTCCAATCGGCTCTGTGTCGAATAAGGACGAACGCTTTCTGGAAGGCTAGCAGCGGTGCAGAATTCATCATGCACTGCTATAAGAGCTTGAAGCCTGTCGGGATTCATGCTGGTTCTTATTCCCATATCAAATCTTCCTCATGAGGAGAGCCTTGGGTTTCTCAATCACCTTTGCAGGAGGCTCTCGAAGAACTGCAAAGAAGTCGGCTAGGCCGGTCTCGATGGGGTAGGACTTCTCCATCTTGAACGGGGCGGGGTTAGCGAGGTCGATCAGCGGAGTGCTGTTGGTTTGGATGGTGCGCTTGCCTCCCTTGTTGGTGAATAGCACTGCGCTTGGGAAGTACTGCGGTATCTTCGGTGAGAGCTTCTGGCCTACGCCTTGTGGGAAGCCCTTGGTGCTGCCATCGGCTTGGTCTTGGTAGGTAATGTGAGCAATGACAATAACATTCGTAGCGAACGTCTTGGACGTGAGTGTAGCCAAGAGCATCTCCACTGCATCTTGTGCGTCGCCATACACCGCGCGCATGTCACGCTCACCCGATTTTCCCACAGGGACAAGGGGCTCTCGAAAATCAAACGCTGCGTCGCACAAGCGGGACAGAGAATCGATAATGAGAATTGTATCCCGTCCCCACTCGGATGGTTTTCCAAAGTCAACTTCCATTCCTGCGTCATCGATGTACTTCCAGTTGTCGAGAAGTTTCATGCCTTCGATGAATGCACGGGGCTTGCCGTCAATCATGGAGCCGAGTGGTGTGGTCTTACGCTTGTCACGCAGTGAGACATATTCGACGTTGTCGAGGAGGTGGGGGCATTCATGCTGGGCGTAGTACTTGAGCACGTCCAGTTTGTTGTCGTAGTCTTGAATACGAAGCTTGTAACCGACCTTTAGTAGTGAAACGAGTGCGCCGGTCTTGCCACTCATGGCTTCGCCTATCAACAAAAGTTTGGTGAATTCATTCGATTGGTGGTCGGAGAGTTTGGGCATTAGGGTCACCTCGCTTTCAAAGGATTCCATTTTTCACTATCATCCAGCTTATCGAAGCTTGCCTTTAGGTACTGCTCACGCACTTGCGGGCTACGCGAACAGACCTCACGGAACTTACATCCTCCGAACTTATCACACGCAGTATCGTTTTGAGGCCAATAATTATTTGTCGCATAAGTTTCGGCGTTATGGAGCCAATATCTAAGATCAACCAACCATTCGTCAAGCTGATCGTCAGTTCGATATGTAAATCCTCGCTGAAATGCGTTGGGTTTCTCCAGTAGTACCTGCGCGGCATCAATGATTACTCCCTTGATGGGGCTGTTAAGCATGATCTTCCCGGCGAGGGTGTAGAGGGTCATTTGGTTGTTGGGGGACCATTGATTGAAGTAGTAGCCGCTGAGCGTGCTAAGGGAGGTCTTTCGATCCATGACATAGAGCGCGTCAGCGAAGTTCACCACGCGGTCAAGGTGGCCCGAGAGGAGGTAGGGCTGAATGGAGCCAATTAATTCATTGCCATCTGGATCATGCTTTGCACTCGCCTGCGGCCCCCAAGGCAATTCAAACCTAAAGCTCAACTCGACCGCGGGGCGTCCATCGTCAAGGATGAAGGTCTCAGCGGGGTCATCAATGAAATGGTCAAGATAGTCGATGACGATGCCCACGATGGTTTCGCAGTTCTTATACTTGCCAGCACGGCTATTACGATCAGGAAGCCAATTAAACACCCGGCTATGAAGCAGCCGAACAGTAATGCGAATTGCTTCTTCATGCCCAACGCCTAATGCGCGATTGACTGCATAGTCTTGCAACGCAGTGTGGTACTCAATCCCGAACCGTAGGTGGATTGATTCATCACGTGAGCCCCATCCATCAATCATGGTATATTGGTACAGCCGCGGGCAAGTCTTGAGCAAGCCGAGGCTTGTGCTGTCCCACGCGAATTGGATGTTGGTACCAACAAGGTACGGTGACTTAACCTCGCTGGTGCTGGTCAAGTGAGTTGAGGAGATGCCAATGTTCATAGCCGTCGGAAGCCTCCACCAGTGGAAGGCCTAGGTGCTGTGATGGTCTGCGGCTTAATGAGCCCCAACGCCGCGAGATCGATCGGCTTCGTATTGTCGTGTTCGATTAAGTCGATGCGCTTACGACTCTTTGGCCCGGCTTCCCGCTGCGCACGGACTTGGCGCTGGTAGCCGATGATCTTATCGATCGCGGTGGGGTCCTTGGCGAGGTCGAGAGGGTCGCGGGACATAAGCTCGTCGAGTTCGGAGGGTGGTGGCGGTGGCTTGGCGAGGGCATCGAGGATGTCAGGATTGGTCACCTAAGTCTCCTAAGGTTCGGTGGGAGCGTCGGATTAGGTATTGTTCAGAATAGCGTTTGCCTACTTCTGAGTGGATATGTTGTCGAATGCGTTCAGTCCATCCATGGCCGTATTCGCGTTCGAGCCATTCGCAGTCGGCTTCGTAGAGATTAAGCGTCACACGGCGCAGCGGATCATCGGAGCGAATTGGCATCACTCAGCCTCCAACGAAACTTCCTTCTTACAGACCCAGACTTCGTCGGTGCACTCCCCACCGGGAAGGAACATAATCAATGCATCATAACGTGGGTCCGCAGATGCCTTGCGGGCATCATTGAGGATTTTGCGGAAGTAGCCGCGTTCGATGCCGCTGATCCTAAAGCCTATGCCGATCTCGACTTCGAGGGCACGGTCGAGCAAGGGGAGCCATGTGGCGGGGTTAGGACGGGCCATTGGACTTGTCCTCGATCTGGTGAACTTCATGGCCATCAACATCAGTGACGTTCATATCGATCAAGTCGCCGACTTCACTGAGTCCTTCGATGACCATGTTGGCGTTGGCACGAGGTTCGACGTAGACCCACCATTCGCGATCCTCGTCCATGATCAGTCGGACGACGTAAGGGTCGTAGATCGACGTGGCGTACATCATGTGCCCGGCTTCATAGGTTTGCTGGTTCGCCTCACGATCGAGCTTGCGGTAATAATGCATCCGCGTGCGCATGTTGATGCAGGCTTCCTGCGTGCCGAAGCGGGCACGGGCACCCTTGGGGTCCGCGAGTGCTGCCTCAAAGAGCTTCTGGCAGTCGGTGTAAGCGAGGAGGGAGTTGATTTGGCTCATTCACTTTTGTCCCATGGGAGAGGAGGCATCGAAGGTTTGCGGCGACGTGGGTGGCCCACATGATTGGTCTTGTTGGACTCTGCTTGTGCCGACTTCGCTTGCCACTGCCGCAGCTTGTTGTGAAGAGTGTTGTGCTTTCTTACGGGCACGGTAGCGTCGGCGCGCTGCACGCAGGGTGGCCTTTCGTCGAAATGATCCATTGCGGTACCTCGCCATGATGATGCTACTATCTTACCACAGGATACTAGAGGAGTCAATCGTGTTGAGGATATTTGAGCTTCGCGTGGTGATTACGTAGGCTAGGTTGCGGTCTTGTTCGCGATGGTCGCAGAGTGATGGGTCCAGCCAATAGACATTGGGGAACTCAAGGCCTTTGGACTTGTGTCCTGTGAGTAGACGTATGGTACCTTGTTGAGCAAACAGGTGCTCGGCATAAGAGACTGCGCTTGAGAGCGTAGTACCGTGATCAGCAAACACACGCATACAATCAGCAAGATCGTTTGCGGACTTAGAGTTAGCCAAGAGCTTCTCCTCTCGCCATTGTTCGATTGCATCGATTAGGTCCTTTTGTGTTGTGGAGTCCGTGCCAAGTTTCTTCATGATCGCAACCAGCCGCGGACCAAGCTCAGAGCCAACCACAGAGACGCTGCGGCCATCAGAAATAAGACGAAAGGCCAGCCTAAGTAGAGGAGCGTTATTACGGCAAATGATAGCAGCGTCATCAGGAAAATCGGACCCAGCCATGTTCTCATGTGCATGTACGGAGCCTCCCTCGCGGAGCCAGCGGAAGTGAGGAACACGCCATTGTGCGGCTTCGACGATGGCCTGTGGGCAGCGGAAGCTAACGCTAAGCGGAAGCTCGATCATAGAGTACTGTGTGACCGCTGTCGCCATACCTCTCGATACTGCTCCACGAAACCCATAAATGTTTTGATATGGGTCTCCGACTCCAATGACACGGTTTTTGATGAGTCGTGCAAGCAATGCATGATTGGTCGGGGATTGGTCCTGATATTCATCGACCATGATTCTTGGAAACTTTGGGAATGTTCCTCCGAACAGTGCGGGCATGTAAATTTGATCATTGAAATCGATGAGCCCAAGATACGCACGTCGGATAGACTCACGGAGAAGCTGGTTGAGGAGTTCAATGGCATATTCATTGGGGCGCTCGTCCATTGCAAGGGTGAGGTCATGGGCGGTGATTAGACCTTGTACGGACTTCACGTCCTTGGGGATGTATCCAAGGGCCTTGGATTTCTCCATACCATCCATAACCACCGAATAGTTTCGCCATGCTTCATTGGCGTCGCCTCGGGAAAGGCCATCGACCAATTCGCGCCATAGAGTGCGGCTCTTTGATTTGTCCAATGCGATAGGATGGGGGATGGCCTTGGCCCAGATGCCATGGCCGAGTCCGTTGAAGGTTTTGATGGAGGTTGTATCACTGAATTCACCTGCCTTTTGTGCAGCGATCGCTTCGAGTTGGTTACGCTTGTTGAAGACTAGGTATAGTGCGGGCTTGGTCTTCGACGCGCGATCGATCATCTTGAGGGTCGCTGACTTTCCGGTGCCAGCGAGGGCGTTGATCATTAGGTTGTCGGTGGAGGTTGCACAGAAGTCTAGGATGTCCTGTTGCTCAGCGGTTGGGGCGTGGACTTCGTCGGTGGTGGGTGCTGGTCTGCGTGCGGATGTAGCAGGGATATCTAAGATGCTCATATCACTGCATCCTCGACGTTGCAAGCCTACGAATCTGCTCACGGGCGTTATGGAGCATCTCCCCAACGCCATACCAACCCTTAGCGAGAAGCCTGTCCATATTGGAATCCTCGGTGCGATGCAGGTGACCAATCACATTGGCGTTGTTCTCAGCTTCCGCGAGGTGGTGCATCAGTTTGCGGTAAGCTTCGTCCTTGGTTGCGACGCCGCCGATTGTAGAAAACATCTCGCTCATTTCTTATGCTCCAATCTGAGTGGGACTGCTGGGGAGTTGGGCTTGTAGGTGTTGTGGAGTTCGTTGATGATCAGCGAGCTAATTCGCTTAGATTCAATCACCTTACGCGCGGTCATTTCATCAACAAGCGCAGCGATCCGTGGGCGCATAGTGGTCCAATCGCTGCACTGTGAGATTGAGAAGAGCTTATCGTCCATGCTGCGGATTTCACGAATGAGGTAATCGACTTGGTTGCGCAAGGCAAGGATGTCGGATTCCTTCTCAAGCGCGAGAGCTTTCCAGTTGGTCTTGGGCTTGCGTGAGGGCATTAGCGCTTCCTCTTAAGGTTATAGGTGGGGTCGTTCTTGTATGGTGGGTTTTCGCTGACTTGCATCAAGTACTCACGGTAGCGATGTTCGTAGTCAGGGTCCACAACCGTGCACTTAGTGCCATCAGCCATGTGGTAGTCGCGGAGGACTGGCATGTTCGGGTCACGCCATGAAGGGCGAGTGTCGGGGCGAGGGCGTCTCATTTGTCGCTGTCCTCCCGCACGTCCCCCGCTATCTGTGTGGGGGAGGAGGCGAATAGCGGCTCAGTGATGTACTGCTCATTGGCGATGACAGGTTTTTCAATTGAAACACTCCAATGATCTTTGTTAAAAATTGATCGCCATCGCCACGCCACCGGCTCCGCCTGCCCTCCCGGTGCGGGGGTGCGGAGAGCCGTGCAAAGCGCGCGGTCGCGGTGGTTGTTAAACGCCTCAATGAATTTCTTGGTGTTGATCGTGACTGGTTCGCCCACAGTGCGCCCACTGATCGCCTCGACAATGGCATCGAAAATCACCTGATCGCCATACACGGCGCCACTGGAACATGGTGATCCCACCGACCGCAGCAACGCCGCGACTTCATCAAGCCTGAGCCCGCTGGCGATACCGGCCGCTTCGTCAACAAAGGTGGCGGCTTCAAGTGGGGTGAGGGTTTTCGTCATGACCAAACTCCCGATAACCCGTGCGCAACACCGATTAGGTAACTCGCGACCATTCCGAACAATAACCACCGAATTGTCATTTCCCGTCCCCCGATAATCTCGCCAGACCGCTGGGGTGCGATATGTTAGGACAGGTGCAGGCCGCGATCAACTTGGCGCATTGCCAGCATTTACCTTCAGCGACTCGCTTGGCTCTCGCTGCTCGCCAGCGGTCTTGTATTTCATCAAACGTCTCGCGGAATTGATCATTGAAGCGATCCCATTCGGACATAGGCTTTAAGCTCCCCAATCATCGTTGAGTTTGCTATCGTTGTATTCCGCCTTACCGTCGCTGTGCTGAGAGTTGGGATGTCGTACTTGTCATCGGAATGGCTTCGTGATGAGCCAACCAACAGCCCAGATGAATGCAATTAGTAGGACTATGTTACCGATCGTTTCAAGCATCAAAACCTCCGATGGATGGGTGTGGGTGGCGCCTGTGGTTTGTCGAAGCCAAGGGCCTTAGTGAGGTCGAATGCTGCTTCGACGATGGTGGTGTAATGGTCGCGGAGGTCAATTGGTGCTGGACCCGGCATGAACATAATAGTGTCATGCTCACAATTGATGTAATAGCCATAATCGCCATTGGTGTAGATTGGTAGGCTCCAATAAGGGAATGCTCGGTGCCCACTCGTTGGTATGATCCACCATTGTCCTGCACCCTCACACGCTGTGCAAAGATCATCTGTGCCTTCACACTTAGGGCACGTCATTTGCTGCGCGATGTCGAAGGCAGCAGCGCCGCGGACGCGGTGGGCTATGAGGTAGAGGGTGTCGGGCATTCTACCATCCAATCTTGCAGTGGAATGTGTTGTACATAGTCGGGTTCGTTGGTTACTAACACAACGCCAGTGCCATAGAGCGCTGTATCAACTGCGGCCTTAAAGCATTCACGACGAATGATTCGATATTGTCGGTACCAAATCTTCCAAGACTTGCGCGGGGTCACTTGACCAACCCCAACCTACGCAGCAATTCTGTCGCGGCTGCACGTTGCTCGGGGGTGGTCTCGGCCACGAGACGTTCATGGGCCTTTGATGTGCGAACCTGTGGCTGCACGGGCGGCTTGGTGTAGTTGGCGGGTTGTGCAGCAGTGGGGAGCACGACCTCTTTGGGGCGCCTACGCAGCACTTCGAGTGCCCGAGTGAGCCCACCCTCATTGAGTGGGAAGCTAATGATGAACGGCTGCCCACCCTTGGTCATGGGCATCGCAACGAAGATTTCGATGTCGTTGGTCCAACAGGTGATGGCGTATGGGGGGATCGGGTCGGTGTCGAGTGATGCCATCACGGTTGTACTCCAATTCCGGGTTTGAGCATCAGCGCATTAAGTTCTATGCGCTTCCAAGCTTCATATTCCTTGCGCATATTGTTGCTGGTCAATTCGGTGCCATTGATAAACATGGCGTCGAAGAGCTTACCTTCGGCTTCGTAGAATACAGCGCGAGGAATGTAGTCATAGAGCACATTCATAATCATCTTCACGCTGGTATAGACAGCTATTCGATCTTTGTCGACCGCTTCCACTGCAAGGGTTGCTGTGCGTTCGTTCATAAACGCCTCCATGGCGCACGTGGGAGTGTGGGTACTGATTCGGTGTGCTGGTTAATGTGCGGCTCATCAAATACATCTGCTAAGGTATTGTGTAGTGTAGCTGGGTCCTCAAGACTCACGACTTGTATACCGGGGATCGCGGCCAATTCATCAAACAGCCGCTTAGGTGTGCCGTTGAAGTCGACGATTTGGCCACCGGAATCGAAGGCGAAGAACCAATGGGTGTTAGTGAGCTTATGCGCGAGCATTGTCGGGAGCATCTGACGATGGCGGCAGGTGTGGCGATGGCCTGCTGGGCACTCGCATTCGGATTCGGTGCAGAGATAGGTGGATTCAACATTGCCGTCGGCGAATTTGGTGATACGGTATTGATCGCCGTCGGTGCGAAGGGAATAGAGTGGGTGGGTCATGACTCTTGCTCCGGAAATGCATACATATGACCGCACTGTTGGCATTCAATTGCACGTTCGGGAGTATTCGATAGGTGAATAATCTTTGTTGCTCGACCGCGACAGTGTGGGCATATCTTATAGGATATTTTGCGCTTGGTCATGATGCACCTAGCCTTTCCTCTCCCTCACCATCGAGATACCGCGCACACGGCCAATTCGTTGCAAGCGGGCCGAGGCCAACGCTGCGAAGAAAGAGATGATAGGCCCGGACGTGGGCGTGGCCGATGTCCCAAGGGGAATAGTCTACTGATCTTGCATATGGTTGTTCATTGATAGGGTTGTAATCGCGCTCCCATTCAGTACAGCCTATACCATTCGTGCCCATGTCGGTTCTCCTGATTATACTACCATTATACCACACTAACGCGCATAAGTCAACTCCCTTGGCAATCCCTAGACATGCAAAAGGCCCCAAGGCGGGAATGCCAAGGGGGCCTAATGTTAGATCAAGATGTCGTCGAGCTTGAGCTTGCCTTGATGGATTAGTTCAGCAGTACCAAGAGCTAGGGCTTCCTTGTATTCGCGATCGGGTATTTTGTTGGGGTCAACGTCTTGAATTGAGCCATTGACTAGGATGGCCATTGTGTTAGGGAGTGAGGTTAGCTTGGGTTTTCGCATTAGCGTTCTCCGTTGCTTTGACCCTAGCCGGGTTAGGGCTAGGGCCATTGAAGATCATACTATTTAAGCATCAACTGTACTTGGTCTTTAGGACCATGTTTTAGTCGGTGCTTAGCCTTAGCACATCGTATGGATGCTTTGTACTTTTCTGGATTGTTCAATTCCCATACACGGTGAGCATTGCGCTTACACTCATAACAATAGCCGCCGTGCGTGTTGCGTTTGGATATATGCCCAGACTTACAGGGTTTACCTGTGAAGTAATGAGTGAGGTTTAGGGCCTTAGCCTCGTCCCTAGTCATAGAAACTTAGTATGGTGAAAGCATCGCCACATGTACCAAGCGAGGATGTGATGGGAGTAGTCCATCATGGTCCTCCCACTAACCATTCAATAAACAAGCACGCGAGGTATGCGGCTTGTAGGCTGGCGAAGAAATAGATTGTGTTCATAGCGTTATGTTCTCCGATTGTTGCCTGTACCTTATGAAAATGGCCCCACAGCATTACACTGTAGGGCCAGAGTTTCACTTATTGTGCGTGCCAGCCTTCCATGCTGCCACCACCATCGAGCCATGCCTGTTGATCCCAGACACGGGGTTGGACTTCGGACCAGCGCTTGCCGGTGTAGGGACGGAGGTCATAGGGTGGAGTCGAAGTTGGCGTCTCCTGTCCACTGGCAGACGCCGCTGATGTTGCATCGGTCTGAAGAACATTTCCTTGCGAGGCTCCATCGCCAGCCTCGAAGCTTGCAGTAGGGTCCAGCGGAGCACGCTGACCCTCAGAGCCTGACGCTACGGGCTCCATCCCAATACCAATCGGAACGTGCTGGTCCATAATAGGGAGATGTTCACTCTGACCCGAATAATGCGTATCGCCTTGGGCCGTAGAGACGGGCTCGGAGGTAGTCGTCGCGTTCGCTTGCGTAGGGTCCACGACACTCTGATCCTGCGTCGGTGTCGGGATCGGCTCAGGCATCGGCTTGGGCGGATCGACGATTACCAAGGCATGATCGACCTCAGAAAGAGCCGAACGCAGTAACTTGGAGACCTTTCCAGCCTTCTCATCAGCTTCGAGAAACCGAAGCTCGGCGTCATCACGCTCTGCCTCCACACTACGCACCTTGGCGTTGAGAGCTTCAATCTGCTCTTTATAGCCGATGATATTGCTCTCAAGCCCTGCCACATGGGTCAAGACCTTATCATTGGTTGCCTTAGCCTCATCAAGCTCTTGCTTGACCGTCGGCAGTTCCTCGAATGCCTTACTCATCTCCACAAGGCTATGGATGAAGTTATCGGTTGTCGGTGACATTTGGTGTGCTCTTTGGTTGTGCGGACTAAGCCGCTGGGGTTGCAGTGTCCAAGGTGTCTATGGGTTCATAAATGACCGCTCACACCTTGCGTTTGCGTAGGGTAGCCCCTGAGTGATCCTAAGCTTGTGGCCCACGGGATTGGGCATTGCTCATTGCTCACTTAGGTTAGGGCACTGGCCCTGTAAGGTGATCTAGTCCACTGACCATCCTGAACTTGTCGGGGCAGATCAGGCTTACGCCTTCTTCGTACCATGTTCATTGCTGGTCAGTGGTGCCAAGCTTGGGCTTATGGATGCTTCCATCACAGGAAACTGTGATGGTCAGTTAGGCGTTAGCTCTCGGCGATGGCTTTGAACCCACTGCCCGCGGAGCAACCTTACCAGCTTGCTTCGCACTTAGTGGCTTATCTGCCTTGGCCTTGGCCTTCTTGGCCGCGTCCTTCGCCACAAGCTCCGGATCGACTTTGATCAAGCTCTTGATGTCGAGGGTCATTGGCGTCTCTTCACGTGCCTTGAGGTTGGCCTCAGCGGTAGTAATGATGCTGGGGTTGGTCTCAATGTACGCTTTCGCAGCCTTGGTGATCTCCGATGCCTTAACCGTGCTGATCTTGATCTTGTTCGCCTTCATGGCGTCCTTAATCAAGTTGCGGGCCAGCCGCATGGCTTCCGTCATGACGGCTCCGCTGGCCTTCTTCACAGTCTTAGCGCCAGTGATCTTGACCTTACCCGCGTACATGTCCTCGACGTTCGCCTCGGCCTTGGTCTTAATCGCGGCCTTGCGTTCGTCTTCGACCGGGTACGCTTCCTTGGTCATCTTTGACATACCACGTTCAGCGATAGCCTTGAAGCCTAACATAAGGGCTTCGCGGTATGCATCCCCTGGCACTCGTGCCGTATCGATTTCGATCTCGCCTGCACCATTCTTCAGTGCAAACTTGATTAAGGTCGAAGGGAGTTCCTCGCCTGTGGTGGTGTCGGTGTCTACGTTGGTCATGATTTACCTACGTCTTGGGGTTGAAAACCCTCCATCGTTGTATGCGAACATCATAATGGTTGGGAGATGTCTTTGGCCTATGCGGGACCGACAATGCATGATGCACTAACGGTATCGACAATTGCACTCACATCAAACAGAGCCACTAGTTCACAGCGATCTATTTGGGTTTAATCGTGCGGGATTGCACGGGGAGGCAACGCTAATATCCAACTGTGGTTCGAATTAACCTCCCCCACAATCTTAGATTGATACTGCGTTACCTGCCGATGCAATCCCTAAGCGTGCGCTGCGTCTGCGCCCTCGCTCCACAGCATGTAAGCTCAGCGATCCCTGCGTCACGTATTGACCGTGCGCTCCCGCCTTGCTATTGTCAAACAGCGCCCTATACGGTGGGCCACCTCATTAGTGCTTGATGTTTCCTGTGACCGACAACATATCGACCACGGTGCATAGTATACCACGCCGCGCCGTCGGCCGTCAAATCACTTTTTCGTGATGCGCTCGCTATAGCGCCGCGAAGCACGAAGCGAAGCACGAAGCTCAGGGTGTCCTACCTCGGTGAAGGTCAAACCCTACGCCACTTAGGCTTATTCATTAGCACAGCCATGTCATTGAACTCACCAATCTTCATTTTGCCTACAGGGATAAGCTCAACCAATTTAGGCTCACGCTTAATAATCCCTGCATCCCTAAGCACCTGCTGCGATGCTGCTAGCTCCCGCTGCTTACGCTCACGCACATACTCAGCACTAGATTTCGGTGGCGCAAGTTGTGTCCTTTGCTGATCAATCGGCTGCCCAGTGAAGTCATCAATGATCACAACCTGTCCGCTGCTCAATCCCTCAATATGTATGTTAGGTAGCGGTGGCCGTGGCTTGCGTGGCATGTGTGCTGCGTCCTGTGATGGTCAACTCTAAGCATATCACATCCGCTGCTCATAGTCAAGAACAATCTTAGCCTATTTCACCACTGCATGCTACTCAGGTGCGTCTCGTGGCACTCTCATGGCACTCTAATTCACCTCCCTGAATATAGGCACCCTGTGTATGCATAGGTAGGGGTGGAGTGGTCTCTTCAAGCTATTTTTTTATAGAAGACAGGCCAGAACACGTGTCCGTGGGGGAGGGAGGCATACACAGAGTACCCATATTCAGGGAGACCAGCTAGAGCACTATGAGAGTGCCACGAGACCAATCAGAGAGCCAATTGGGCTAGGCTTACGCCAGTGCTGTGCTGTGATGGGCATTGATGCACTGCGGTCGCTGCATATGCGAAGCTTGCTGTTGCGATGCGGCATCACGAAAGCGTGATAACGCGGCGCTTGCATTCTCGCCGCAATGGGCGCATCGTTGCATGGTCGCCGAGACGGGCTTGCGGCCCGTACTACCCCTGCACTGACGATGGGGATGGAACCAGCGGCGACGCTAAGGATATTCGACAATGACCGCACTCAATCAGGCAGCACTCTCTGCCATGACTTCTGAGCAACTCATCACCCTCATCACCACGATGGCTGCACAGCCTGCCAAGCGTCTCAGCTACAAGGTCGGTGAGAAGGGCGGCATCTCGATCTACGGCCTCGGCCGCTTCCCGGTCACGGCTTACGCTTCGCAGTGGGAGCGGATCATCGCAGACGTTGACAACCTCAAAGCCTTCATGGTCGCGAATGAGGCATTGCTCACCCGCAAGTGACCCGACTGGCATACCACATGCCACATGCCACGCTTTAATACTCAGGCCCATCCCGACCGGGGGTGGGCCAAAATTTTGTCCTCGCGCGTGGCCCAGAGTGCTTTGGCGCTGACTGTGCAAAAATTGAAATGAGCGTATGAAAGGTACGTATAATGCGGACTTGACAAGCGCGGCGGATGTGCTATGGTGATATATGAGGATAGGAAAATCATGCGCACGCTGTGGATCATCCTGTGGAGCTTGATGTTCGTATCGGGCGCAGTCGCACAGAACATGAAGTGTCCAATCTGCGTGGGACCGAACGTGGCGTTGCAACTCACAACGACCGCTTGCATCTGTGCCACGATCACAGGCATTGTCGGTCCCGCAGGTCCTGTCGGTCCCGTTGGTGCATCAGGACCAGCTGGTCCTATTGGTCCTACGGGTACGCTACCCGCTTCCACCTGTGCCGTCAGTGGATTCACAGAGCGTTGGAGCGGTAGCGCGTGGATATGCACTGCAACGAATTTTCTCACTGCTAACTAGGATCGGTTATGCTTGAAGGCTTTATTAATATGACGTCGATGCTTAAGCCGGGCATCTACGCCTTGCTCCGTGAGGGCGTTGTGGTGTACATCGGTCAATCGAAGAAGCCACTCTCGCGCGTGGAGGCTCACCGATCCTTGTGGGGCCGCAAGCAACGCTCATCTGCACCCGGCTGGCTACCGATCAAAGCGATCCTCTTCGATGAAGTCCATGTGCTCCCCTGCCGCGTTGAGGACCTAGACATCGTTGAGCGCGCAATGATTGACCTCTACAAGCCGAAGTATAACATGAAGCTCAAGACACCGCATCCAGTCTCGACCGAGTTCAACATCACCATCGACGGCTTCACTGTTCCATTCAATCAGATCAACCGTGCACCCGGAGGGGTGACCATCCTACGAAGGTTCTAATCCCGTGGCCCGACTGCAAGCAGGACCCAAAGCAATAGCCGCCCCGATCGAGGTGTCAGGCATCCGTGTCCTCTCGCGCGCCGACCTCGTCGTGCTTCAAGAGCCGCGCCCGGGTCCGCAGCTACAGAACATCCGCGACACCCATCACCGTATGGCTCGCGCCGTTGCCAGTGGCATCAGTAACGGCGAGGTCGCTGCACTCTGTGGCGTCAGCGTCAACCGCGTGAGCACACTCAACCAAGACCCGTCGTTCAAGGAACTCACTGCACACTACCGTGCGATCATCACGGCTGAGTGGGCCGCTGAGGCCGACCCAGTCACCGATTACCTGCGCAATAACGCGCTCAAGGCGCAGGCCATGCTCAGCGACAAGCTCGATGCTGCATCTGCGAACGAGGAGTTCCTTCCAACCCGTGATCTCCTCGGCATCGCCGAACTCGGCCTCGATCGCACCGGCTACGGCAAGGTCAATAAGAACGTCAACATCAACGTAGACTTCGCGGCCAAGCTCGAAGAGGCCCGTAAGCGCAGCACCACTGCACGCGAAGCTCGCGTAATTGAGGCCCCATCCACGCGGCCTCAATCGGTACCGGGCCCTCGCAGCCCCACGCTATCCCGGAGTCCGGTACCGTCCACTCTTGCGGCATCATTCCGTCGCCTATAGGAGATTGCTATGCAAATCAGAATCTTCTATAAATCCTTTGAACTGAACCTTATTGGTCAAGTATGGAATCTACGAATTGGTCGGCATCAGTTCGCACTATGGCGTAACTACAATCCTGTATTTGATTTCCGTCTATGACGAAAGGGGAGCCACAGATGACTGAGCGCCGAGTCAGTGTTTGTCGGGCACTAGGTTCGTCGTCGCTCGTTGCTGTGGCTCCCCGCCCCATTCTTGACCATCACAGGAAACATCTAGCAGAACCTTCGCTTGCTATGTCGCCCCGCGACAGTTCCAACCCGAAGCAGCCGAAGCAGTCGTGGAAGCAAGGGCATGAGTGATACCCCATTCGTCAAACTGGTCACTCGCCCTGCACTTGTTCATGATGATGTAATAGATAAGCTGGAGCATGCATTAAGAATGGCACGTGATGGCCATATCATTGGTGTAGCAGTAGCATATGTATCCAATGATGGTGCTGTCGGTACAGGGTTCTCTCGTTGTGAGAGTGGTGGGGCATTGATGGGCGCAGTGGCGTTGCTTCAATATAGAGTATGTCGCGATGAGTGACACTGCCGTCACCAACGAGGGCATGAGCGTTGAGCTACTCGAGTGGCTGGCGAGCGTAGCCGACGACCCCCTCGCGTTTGCCCTCGGTGCGTTCCCATGGGGCCATAAGGGAACCGTGCTTGAGAAGTACAACGGACCACTCGATTGGCAATGCACGATCATGGAGGAGATTCGTCTTGGCATCATCAGTCTCGAAGAAGCAATGCAGCGAATCGAAGAGCACCCTGATGGAGATCAGGGAGAGCCAATTCAGCTTGCTACTGCATCCGGTCACGGCGTCGGGAAGAGTGCTCTTGTCTCCATGCTCATTATATGGGGGTTCACCACGTTCCCTGACTGTCGAGGAGTTGTTACAGCTAATACCGAAACCCAACTGAAAACAAAGACATGGGCTGAACTCGGCCGTTGGTTCAACCTCTGCTTCTTCACTCGTGACCATTTCATCCTCAACGCCACCAGCCTTGTCTCCAAGGACCCCTCCCGCGAGCGCACGTGGCGCATCGATATGATCGCTTGGTCCGAAACCAACCCCGAAGCATTCGCGGGTATGCACAACAAAGGCAAGCGCCTTCTCATAATCTTCGACGAAGCCTCCGCGATCGCTGACATCATTTGGGAAACTATCGAAGGTGCCACCACCGACTCCGATACCCAAATCATCTGGTTGGCCTTTGGCAACCCGACTCGCAACTCCGGTCGGTTTCGTGAATGCTTCGGCGAGGGTAAGCACGCGTCGATGTGGAAGTCGCGGCAGCTAGATAGCCGAACGGTTGCCATCACCAACAAGACCCGCATCAAACGCTGGGAGACTATCTATGGAATCGATAGTGACTGGTTCAGAGTTCGCGTACTTGGGCAATTCCCCCGACGAGGCGAGATGGAGTTCTTCTCAGCATCGGATATTGATGCTGCAATGTCGGCTGATCGTGAGGTCTTTGTTGATGCATTCACCCCGTTGGCCATTGGTGTCGATGTCGCTCGTTTTGGGCGAAACAATTCAGTCATCTTCCCGCGCAAGGGTCGTGACGCCCGCACCATAGAACGTCGCCTCTACTCCGGCCTCAACACCGTCGAGGTAGCCCAACGCATCCACGACTGCTTCACCCTTTGGCACCCCGATGGCATCTTCATCGACGGTGGCGGTGTCGGTGGCGGCGTCGTAGATCAATGCCGTAACCAGCGCCTGTTCGTGTGGGAAATCCAATTCGGTGCCAAGGACTCAATCTCCGGCACCAACACCGATACCGCAGGCGAGCGCTACGCCAATATGCGCGCCGCGATGTATGGTGCCCTGCGCGCATGGCTCAAGGGCGGTATGCTCCCCACCATGCCCGAACTCCGCACCGCCATGCTTTCCATCAAATACTCCTTCAACGTCCGTGATGAGATCGTCCTCACTGCCAAAGAGGACCTCCTCGACGAGAACCCCGACCTCGACCTCGACACCCTCGATGCCCTTTGCCTTACCTTCGGTGGACCCCTCAACCGCAACGCCTACGCCGGTGGCGACCATCCACAGAAACCACTAGTCGAATTCGAATACGATCCATACGAAGAGAAGAGGATGCTGGCATGATCACTTCCCGTCTTGACCATCACAGGAAACATTACCACGACCGTACTTGCTCCGTCGACCCCATCACACTCACTGGCCTAGCGATCGGGCTAGCTGGTGCCTTTGGTGGTGCAGCAGCCGCAGGCGCATTTGGTGGTAGCAGCGAACCCGCTGCCCCGCAAGCTCCGCCGCCTTCGGCTCCACCACAGCAACAGCCACAGCAGAAGCCAGCGCAGCGGCCCACCCAACCTACCTTCATTGGTGCAGCGGCTACCCCTGCCCCATCTGGCTCGGGGCAGAAAACGTTGCTCGGACAATAACTTGACCCTCACCGAGGTAGGAAACCTTACCCTATGCTCGTAGTCCCCTTCAACAACGTCCAACCCTTCGAACCGCAGCGCCCGCAGATGCCCGATGAGCCGTGGGCGCTGATGGCTGCTGCGCAGATGCACAGCGAAGGCCGCCTGCTTGAGCCCGAAACGAAAGCCCCAGATGAACGCACGCGTCTCGCTACCAGCAACGACTGACGCAGTCGGTACCGCGGATCAAAAGGCGCTTCGCTACAGCGAAGGTCGCCTCATTGGCCTCCGTGTCAATCGCTACTCATGGTGGACCCACTGGCGTGAACTCGCCGACTACTTCCTCCCACGGAGATACAAATGGATCGTAACCCCCAACCAGATGGCTCGCGGCAGCCCGATCAACCAGCACATATTGGACTCCACTGGTGTTATATGTGCTCGCAACCTCGCCTCAGGACTCGTCAGCGGAAAGAGTTCACCGACAAGACCGTGGTTCAAGCTACGTGTGGGAACTGTGGATTCCACAACGACTTCACCCGTGTCACTTTGGCTGGGGGAATGCGAGCGTATATTGTATCTGATCTTCGCCGAGTCCAACTTCTATAACTCCATCGCTCAATTCTACTTCGACCTCGTAATCTTCGGCACCGCCTCGATGCTGATCTACGAGGACTACGAGAACGTCATCAACTGCATCAACCCCTGCGCGGGCGAGTACTACATCGACATTGACGGCAAGTACCGCCCCACGATCTTCTACCGTGAATTCACCATGACGGTCAGTGCCGTCGTCAACGAGTTCGGCTATGACCATTGCAGCATCTCAATTCGCTCCCTCTACGACGACCCGGGCGGCGCGAATCTCACGCGCGAGCTTATCGTTGCGCATTCTCTCGAGCCCAATGATGATGGCCGCGCTGGTGAATTTGGTTTCGCAGATCGCTTCGCTTTCAGGGAACTGTATTGGGAGTGGGGTGGATCGGCGTCGCCGCAGGGCTCAAACTATCAACCTCAAGGCTTCCTCCGACGCCGTGGCTACTTCGACATGCCCAACATCACCTGTCGATGGGACATAGTCTCCAACGACCCTTACGGCCGATCGCCGGGCATGGATGCCCTACCCGACCAGAAGCAAGTCCAAC